CAACGCGCTCCTTGAGGCGTGCAAAGCCGCACTGTTGCGCCTGGACCATCACGACGACCAATCAGCGCCAGAAGCTATGCAACTACGCAACGCAATCGCCCTCGCTCAAGGAACCCCATGATTGATGCCCTAATCTCTCTCCTCATCATCGTCGCCTGGCTCGCTTGGCTCGGTTCTCATTGCACCGTCGCTGAGAATGATCCGGGTCTCTGGACAACCCGCCACGACGCCAGCCTAGACAAACTCAACGCTCCTCATCCTGATATTGACCCATGATCACCCTCCTCTTATTCGTCGCTTGGCTGCTCGCCATGACCGCCCTTGCCTTCCTCGCCGCTCTGGAAGGTCGCAAATGACCGCCATGATCGCATCCATCATCTCCGCTGCTTTCCTGCTCCTCGCCCTCCTTCACGCCATCGCCTCTCTCTCTGACCAGCGCCAACGCACACTAGATAACCTCGGTTCCCATCTCCTCCGCAATCGCCTCGCCCGTAAGTAATCCCTTGCTCCAGCGCCTGATTGGGTTTATTTACCCAGTCAATGCTCGCTCCTGAAGTTCATTCCCCGCCAGTCCGAAGTCAGCCTAAACGCGGCCCGCGCTGCGGCATGAACCGACCAAGCCCTCTAACTCAAGCCCTCGACTTGCAAGCCATTGCCATGTCTGCTGCTAAAGACCCCAATGTTCCGCCTCACATTAAAGCTGCTCTCATGCGGGCATGGACTGACCTCCAGGACGTTGTAATGGCCATCAGAGGACATGGACGGCCAAAGCCCGTGACAGCTCGCAACGATGCCAGTGCCACCAGGCGCAAGCCCAAGACTCTCGCGCCCCTGCGCAAGGTCGAACCCTTATCGCAACCCCCAGCCTCAAGCGCACCTGCCGCACCTTCGCAAGACTCAGCACCTGGACGGGACAAGGACGTGCCAGGCCTGCCAGGAAAATAACAATCCTTAAGCATTCCTTTGCCAGGCCGACCGTGGGGGCGGGGTGCCGGTGCCGGTCCCGCTGTGCCTGTGGACTCGCGGTATAGCCCCCACTTATGCGAAGACCGAATTCAGGGAAAGAAACGGTAATGCGCCGTGCGATAAAGCCCTCTCTCTAGAGACGCTTAATTCTGGGAAACAATCCTTAAGGGAACTTTCTTTTGCCAGGGAGGAAACAGTTTCAGGGACTCCGGGAGAGATAAGTTGTTGCTATGCAAGGGTGGGTTGCCCGTACCCCTTAAGTCTGTGTCTGCGTTGGCTTATATTGATGATTGTAAGCGATATAAGGCTTGACGAATCAGGGTGGTTTTTGGGAAGATTTGGTCATGTTCGGAAAGCACTTTGAGTCGATGTATGAAGGTTCGATGATTGGCGCTGGGGCGATGGCATTTGCGGTGATGGGGTATGTGATTGCGAAGTGGAAACCGGAGTGGGGCGCGGGCAAGAAGTTGTTGGGCGGGCAGGTGATGTTGAACCCGGATTTGCTGGGGCCGATATTGGGGGAGAAACCGAGTGAGGTTGAGAAGGCGATTAAGTTTCTGTGCAACCCCGACCCGAAGACGAGCACACCTGGAGAGAATGGTCGGCGGCTGATACGGCTTGGGCAATTCAATTACCGGGTGGTGAACGCTGTGAAGTATCACGAGTTGAGGAGTGAGGCGCAGCGCAAGGAACAGAACCGTGAGGCTCAGGAACGGTTCAGGGAGAAACAAAAGAACGACCCGGAAGTTCAAAAGACCCTTGAGAATCTGGGTAAGGCGATGCCCAAAGGGAAGACCAAACCCAAGACGGCTGAGGAACGGGCACAGACCCACGAAGCGTGGTCGGAGAAACACGCGGCTGAGAGTGAGGAGCACGCGAAGATGGCAGAGGAATTAAGGAAGGCGACGACGTGATTTTGGCGAGCGCCAAGGAGCTTTACGGGATGTTTCTGGAATCGGTGTGGTGGCAAAGGTTGTCGTGGAAGAAGCGCCAGCAGGTTGGGAAATGCGAACGGTGCGGGTCAAGGAGGCGATTGCAGGCGCACCACAGGATTTACCGTGAGAACTGGTTTGACACGACCTTGGAGGATTTGGAATGCGTCTGTCGGAAGTGCCACGAGAAAGAGCACGGGATTACGCCACAGAAGAAACTGAAGGCGGTGGCAGGCGAATTCAAGACGCTCAAGGAACTGGAACACGCCAGGGCGCACAAGCGAATTGACCGTGGAACCTTCAAACGAATCAGGGACGCAAATGGCTGGATGATTAGAGGAAAGCCAAAGGTGCGGTATCCAAGGCAAGCCAAGAAACACAGGCCAGACGGTTGGAAGAAGCATTACCGACTCAACGAGTATGGGATTTACGTGCCGAGGATTATGACCAGAAGCCGGCGCTGGAAAAACTTTGGTCGGTCGAGCAACTAACCCCCCAAGGGCGAAGTTAAGGTTTGATGGCGAGGGCTTCCTGTTGGAATGGATCGCGATGGGCGATGAATTCAGCGGCGGCTTCGGCGTGCAGGAACCGGCTTATCCGGCAAGAGCTGTGCCCGCGCCCGCGCCCATGCTTCCAGCGGAAGATGGTGATGCGTGCCCAATCGCGGTCGCGTTTCTTGAGGTGGCGGGTGGTCACAGCTTGCCTCCAGTCGCCTTGGCGGTATGCACTGATGCCCACGCTTGGCGAGCAGTCTTGCCGTAGCCACAAGCCGGTTGCTCAAAGCCGCGAGGTTGGACTTTACCGGGCCATACAATGTAGCCGGAGCCATCGTCTAGCCGCACACAGAAGGCTTGTGGCAACATTCTCAGCACTCGCTTCTTCACAGCTTACCTCCAGTCGTCTCGGCAGTCTGGCAGCAGTTCGTTTTCCAGCGCCATTGCCTATCGTGATTGGCGTCTAGGTAGTATTCAGCGTGGCCTTCCTGCACCGCTGTATCTCGCCAACCTTGGCGGCATAGGAAATAAACCGTCGCCGCGATTACCAGGGCAGCGATGATGGAGAGTATTAAAGTGAGCTTGTCGTCGTCGTTCATGGTTTCTCCTTCGCCTCGGCGGGTGGGTGCTTTGCGATTCTCTCCAGCGTTGTAATCAACGGCTCGTCAACGTCCGGCGGCGTCACAGTCAGCGTCAGCCGCCCAAAACGCTTCGGCAGCGTCGGTCTTGTCCTCTTGCGTGATGGCAGCTCTGAATCTGTTGAACGCATTCGCCATCCGGTTGCGGGCATAGTGCATCTCCTTAATCTTCCTCTCCAGCGCCTCTATGCGCGTGTCGGTTGGCGGCGCGGGGTTTTTGACATATCGAGAGCCATCAGCATCTTCAACGATGTGATGACCTGATGGCATGTATTGATCGGCGACCGGCGGCGCGTCGAGCTTGTCCAGCGTCTCGCGTGCAAACTGATTGCAACGGTCAATGACTCGACCCATCGTCACGTCAGTTGCTCCGAGTGGCGTCGTGTCAATCATCGTGCCGGTCACAATCCAATCCAGTGCCTCTCGCGCCACCTCCAACCGCGCCTTGGTCGCCGCCAACTCCTTCTCCAGCTTCACATAATCTTCACCCAACACCTTGCTGTTTTGTATCCATGAATCACGGTCGTGCGTCAGTGCCTCAATCTGCGTCTGCGCCTTGGTCAGCGCCATCGCGAATTGCTCGTCCGCAGCGCATTTGCACCGATACTTCTCGCGCAACTCGGTAAGGCACTCTGGACAACCCCAGGCCGTCTTGTAATCCACGGTCGGGTGATGCGGGCACAGTTGTCTGCTCATTTACCCTCCAGTGCCGCCTCGATGCGGGCAAGCAGTTGTTCCATCGGGCCAGTGTCGTAAACGTGGTCGCTCAGTTCCATCTCTGCGATTCTAGCCTTGATTGACGGGCGACAATCTTCCAGCAACGCCTTGAGCGCATCACGCTCATCAGCGCAGCACTGCGGGCACTCCGGCGGTGTAACCCAGCCGTGCGTGCAGGTGTCGGTTGGCGGTGCGGGTGTGCTCATACACGCTCCTCCACCAGACTCCTGCGGTGCATCATCGCGTCTGCGAATGAATATGCGTAGTTGGCAATTTCATTGGCCGTATATCTTTCTCGCTGAGAACAAATGCCAGTTAACGCCGCCTTCGCGAACTCGTCACGCAACGCAATCCGGTCGCGCTCGTCCTGTAGCGCCTGGATTTGCTCGAAGGTCAGGTTTTCGGTGCTCATAAAAGGCTCTGCCTATCTCGTTGTTAAAGCCGTGTAAGCGGTGGCAGGAATTGCCACGAGATAAACAGAACCAAATCTTGTCACTTACAGTCAGCTTTAACGCCACACAATTACGCCTTCGCCTTGCGCGTGTCAAGCGCGAGCATAGACGCCCTCCACGGGGTCTGGTCCACCAACTCCCTTTCGCAGCACGACCAGTTCGCCCTTGCGAACGTAACTAGCACATAGCGCCTGCGCGTGCACGATGTCCATTCCGGTGCGAGCCGCGAGTTGCCGCGCCGTGAACGTGCGCCGTTCGCCGGCTAGCTCGCGCAAGGCGGCTATGCGCCAACCGCGCCGACGCGATGACTTGTGCCCGGCTGGAATTGTGTCGTGGTCGGTGTTCATGCCATCAGGGTTTGCCATGCGAGTCGAACCACTGCTGGAACCTGGCCGTTTCCAATGGCGCGAGTGCGGTCCACCTGATGGGCCACATCATCATCTTCTCGCACAACGCTGCGGGCCATCTCCAGCCAAACTCGGTAATGGTCGCAAGCGTGTTCCGTGTGCATTTCTCGCTCATTCTTAGCTTCTCCAGATTGTTGCTCAGTCCAGGTCCGCGGCCAGCCCATGAAGCTGTTACGGTTGGAAAGGATAAACAGCCTTTCACGCTCGTGTTGTGCGCCAACATCTCCAGCGGAAAACACTCCCCATCTTGAATCATACCCCATCTCGGCCAGTTCTCTGAGAACTCGTCCAAACCCTCGAACAAGCATCGCTGGCGAATTTTCCACGAAGACGTGTTTTGGTCCAATTTCGCAAACCACTCTCCGCATTTCTTTCCACAATCCAGACCTTTCTCCGTCGATACCTTTTGCCGTCGAACTTCCGACAGCAATGTCCTGGCATGGAAACCCACCGCACACCACATCCACGCAGCCCCGCCACGGCAGCGCATTGAAGGTTCTGATGTCGTCCCATATTGGGAACCAGTCAAGGATTCCGTCGCGTTGACGCTGCAATAGGACTTGCTGGCAGTACCGATTGTTTTCAACTGCACATACGCAACGATGTCCGAGAAGCATTCCGCCGAGGATTCCTCCCCCTGCTCCTGCAAAAAGGTGTAGCTCATTCATCCTCACTCCCCCACCCCGGCGCGGGTGGTCATTGCGCGGCCCTCCGAAGTTCTCCCAAATATTCGCTGATTGGCCTTGCACTCGATTGCTCTGGTTCGTCCGGTCGCCCGGTGGCTCGAAGGACTTCAGACTTGCCTGATGGAAACACCCGCACACGCATCTTCGCACGTATTGATGCCACTTCCTCAAGAGCTTCAGCAATGGATTCTTCACTACCAGCAATGTTTCTGATTTTGAGACATTCCTCGTGTCTCACGCCGTCCTTGATTCGTCTCTGTCTGGATTTCACAATCAACTTCACGTCATCACAGGTCATTCCCATTTTCAAGGCTTCGTACCAGTATCTTTCGTAACAGTTAAAGAATGCGACCTCATAACCAATGGCTTCAGAGAAAGCCGCGTGAATCGCGTTTACTTCAGGAGAGATTGATTGCATTTGGAGAAGGAGATTTTTGATTGTTTTCCGTAGTTCAGATACCAAGCGTTCGCGTAACCCCCGCGATTGGCTATCTTCTTTGGGTTTGCAGCAATCTCCTCATCCAACTCAGCCAAGGCGACCAGTGTTCTCCAAGGTGCCTCCCGCGACCTTTTTCTCCATTGCTCTACGAACTTATCCTCCGTGTGACCTACCAGCAGCCGTGAAATCAATTCTTCGTTCTCTTGGATTATCGTTTCCCTTGGAGCGGGTGACCATCCATTTGAAGGTTCAGGCAATCTCTCTGAGAGTACAATCTCTTTAGTCTTATTTGTACTCCGTATTGGTATCTTGAGATGGCGTTTTTCCGAGATTCGGGAAACCGCCATCTCGGAGGGTTCAGGAGACTCAAAAATCACCCACTGACTGCCCTCCCAACGCCCGCCTTCCCCTGCTTCCTTGGACAGCTTGGCGTAGCCGTATTTGGCGAGTTCTTTCAAGGCTGTCCGAACCGATTCCTCCTTGTCTCGGCAATGAGCGCAAATGTCCGCAATCAGCGGTCGCCAATCTGGTGGCTTGGAAAGAAGGTAACAGAGGACGCCCTTGGCTTTTAGTGAGAGGCGATTGTCGTTGAGGACTGTGTTTGACACCATCACGAACCCGTTCGGTTTCTTGGCGTGAAATATCATAAGCCAATAAAAAAGCCGCTGGCATCGAGCGCAAGATGGCGGGTGAAGCGAGGCGACCAGCCAAACACGATTCCAAACGGCTGAAATGATTATATCAGAACTTCACGCTCTTGCGAAGCGTGATTGCATCCTGCCCCACCGCGCGCGCCGGTTCAAGGGTTTTTTGGAGGAATTTGCAGGGGCTATGCGAACTGGAAACCCGGCGTCACGGCAGCGCACCGGGCTTGGGCCAGCTTGACGTATTCAGGCGACAACTCGATTCCGATGGCGCTACGGCCAAGGTCGAGCGCGACGGCGGCAGTCGTGCCGGAGCCAAGGAACGGATCCAGCACCGTATCACCGGCATTTGACCAAGACACAATCAGTCCACTGGCGAGTTCATCGGGCATTTTGGCCGGGTGTTCAATTGGCGTGCAGACGTTTTCTTGACCGGCAGTCTTGCAACGCCATACGTTCCCTCGCATCCCAAAATCAGCAATGATGTTGCGCGTCTTTGGCTTCTGGTTTCCATTGGCTTCGCGCATGGTGCTGATTCCAAACGGTCCGGTTCCAGCCCAAGCGTTTTTCTTATCTTTTATTGGGTTGAAACAGCGTGGCGGACCTTTGGTCAGGATGAACACGTACTCGAACAACTGATGATACCGGCATGACTCAGGGTGTCCGAAGTTGGTTTTCTCGTAAATCATGGTGTCGTGCATACGGAAACCAACCACGTCCTTGAAATAGAGCGCCTGCCGGAATGCGGTCAGTGTTTCGGATCCTTCAACGACTGAATCGCCAACATTCCAACACAGGATTCCTCCGTTACAAAGCACACGAAACAGTTCTCGCGAGATGCCGGTGAAATCCCACGAATTGAATCCATTGTAAGTCCGCAAGTTGTCATACGGCGGGGACGTGACGCAGCAATGCACGCTATCATCCGGTAGCTTTCGCAATTCCGTGAGCGCATCGCCGCAAATAATTCTCAGGTCGTTCATCTCAATCTTCCCGGCACCGCGCAGGACGATGGGTCGATGCGCCCGCGAAAGTCAGCGCAGAGTTTTCTTTAGCCGTTCCAGGGCATAACCAGAATTGTGGAGTTTGAGCATTGCGTCAAAGATAATGGCATTCTTTGCCCGCCATTCGTGTTCGGAATCATTAGGACTGCGTTCAAATGCGGAAATTGCCAGCATGGCAGCAAGCGGATTAACGTCAATCGACTCTTGCTCTTTGCAATATCGAATGTACCACTCAATCTCGATTTTTAGGCTGTTGTCCATCGTGTCATCACTTCCAAGCCACCTGCGCCCGCGAAAGTCAGTTCAAACACACGCAACTCAGCGCCTCTGAGCATTGGTCTTTGCCGTTCCAGACCATCACCTGCGCGATGCGATACGTCACGACGAACCCTATCTTGCCCTTCAGATACAGGCTATCGTCCTCGCGCCCAAGCCACATGATGCCTCCACGGAACCGTGTCAGGAACAGGGCCGGATTGGGGTTGTAGGGCGCGTTCATGTAGGGTATTCCGGGGTTGCCCCGGTCACACGACCAGGCGAATGAGGGTTGTAACCGTAGCCGCACCTGTTAGCTGTGCGCATCATTGGTCAGAACCAACTTTTGACCATTTTCTAATCTCATTGCCCCGGAAATCAAATGCCCGCGCTGTGAAGGTGGGAAAGACCTTGCTCCTCTCGGAGCACGCGGGCAAATCAGGAAATCTGTTCCAAGTTTTCACGCTGGTGTTTTCGCACAGGATGGCGTTAAGTGCAATAAGAAATGAATCCAGGAATCGTTGTTGATGGAACTAATTTGGAGGTCCGAAATCTTCCACGACTTCAGGCCAAGCTCGGTATCATTACCGCGCCCGGTGCTCTGACTTTCTCGCTCCCTATGGTTGACACTGCTGGCACCGTTGCGATTCCAGCAGCCACCTCCGGTCAGAATGGGTTTCTCACCTCCGCAGACTGGACCAGCTTCAACGCGAAGGTCAGCACGTCACGCAGCATTGCCACAACCGCACCGTTGACTGGCGGCGGGGATTTGAGCGCAAACAGGACGTTCGCGCTGGATTTCTCTGCGGCGTGGGCGTTCGTCGGTAACGTGGGATTCTACGGTACGCCGCCGGTTGCACAGCGCACACAGGGCGCTACGCTGACAAACAACATCACCAGCGGAGGCTCTGCCAACGTGCTGGCAAATTACGCGGATCTCACTTTGTACGCGAACGACGCCGCTGCAATCCGCAACAACCTCTATCAACTTGGGCAAACATTGAAAACTATCGTTGATGGCCTCAGAGCACTGGGGCTGTTTTCGTAATTGAGTCTCTTGCCACTATCGACATATCAGTACGGAGGCAGGGTAGGACGTAGCCTGCTCTCTACGCAGGGCGTTTTCGTGACCGTTCAGGGAACGGCGTATTTCGTTTACATCGGCTTGTCGATGGGGCAAACCACCACTACAAAACACGTCGAGTTCTACGCGATAAAGGGAGCCGCTGGCGCACAGGTCGCTGAAGTGGGTCTGTTCAGCAGCGTGGACGCTCCAAACCGGCTGCCAGTCACCTTAACCAAGATTGTCGCTACAGGCTCGATAACACCATTGGCTGGCATCGGCCTGAAGACCAATTTAACAGCCTTCACAACACCAGTGAACTCGCTGGTTCATCTGTGGGCTGGGCTTAGAATCAATACCGCAGGTGCCAAGGTCGAGTGCCAGGCGCTCGCGAACGATTGGGGATATGGGCTGTGCCTCACTCTCGCCGCATCGCCGCCCCTGACCGACCCTGGACCGTTCATCGGCACGCCGCACGCCGCAGCAACGTTCCTTGGTTGCCCGGATTTGCGCGTGACGCTCGACTAATCCTCTGACTTGGGTTTGGAAGCAGCTTTCTTGCGTGCTGCTTCTGCGTCGGCGTCTGCCTTAGTCTCGATTGCCTTAACTTCAGCCGCAGTCTTTGACGCCATCGCACCTGATTCGGTGACGCCTTCCATTCCTTGCACGAACAGGTCGGCCCGCGTTTTCTCCATCTCGAACTGTTGCTTCTGACGGAACGCCTGTTCCTTGTGTTGGAGTTTCTGCGCGTCGGTGAGTTGCTTGGCCTGCACCTTGGCTTGGGTCGTCGCGCCAATCGCGGCGACCTTGGCCTGAGTCTCTGGGTCTGAATTTCCGTTCTGTTGCGCGGCCATTTCTTGCTGGCGTTGCGCCATCGCTTTCACTTCATTGCCGATTTTTCCGAGTGCGTCACCAGCCTGTTTTACAAACTGCTTCTCGCTTTCGTCTTGCGCCAACAATTTCAAGTGTTGTTGCACATACATGGCTGCGTTGGTCAATCCAATCACATCCTGCGGTGTGCCGACGCCACCGGACTGCATAATGCCGCCCACATAGAACTGCATCATCTTGATAAGTGTCGTAACAACTTCGCGGTGTGAATCGCCTTCTTTCACCGGCATTGGAACTCCAGTCATCAAAGTGCCCCAGGTCTGCGCCGTCTCGAATACCGTGTCGGTGATTGGGTCCGGTTTGATTGGGGCCAATTCGTTCGCTTCGCCAGCGTCATCGGTGAGCGCCAGCACGTACTTGTGCAGCACGCGTTGCTGTCCGCTTGGTTCAAGGTATTGCCGCACAGCCATCAAGCCTTGTGCGCTCGCGATTTCGAGTTGTTTGCTGCCGCCGCCAATGACCTGTTCGCTCTTGATTTCCCATCGCTCAACATCCATCCACTTTTCCGGCACCCCTTGGTCGCGGCACTTCTTCTGGAATGCCTTCGCATCTTTATCGGTGGTTTTCTTCAGGCATAAGCGCCGGCAAATCTCGCGATACTCGAATTCCGCCTGTATGTACGCATTGTTCAAAAGCGAACTAAGCAGGGCGCTGGTCTGCGCCAGAAGCGCCTGCACTTCAAATTTGGTTCTCTCTTTTTCCGTGCCGCTGTCGATGTCCTGCGTGTAGCTCGATGCGCTTTCGCCCATGTGCTGCTTGAGTATCGAGAACAGAAAGCTGCTGAGTTGCGGGTCGAATTGGTAACGTTCGTCGCGTTTCACGAAGCTAACGCCTTCAGGCAGCAATCCGTAGCGCAAACCGAAGTGGATTTTGTCGATAGCAGCCCGGTCGGATGGATCTTGCACGCGCATCAGGAGCATCATGTCCTCGAAAACCTTCCCGATGAACCTGCAAAGCGTCATGTCCTGTACCTGGCACAAGTCGAACAGGAGCCACGCCAAAGAACGTATCGAATGGTAAAAATAAGGCGGCTTCACGTTGCCGTCGCCAAACTGCACATGCAGAATCTTGTCGAGCGAATCTGCGACGGGTTTCTTGCTCTCGTACACGAACGCCAACGGCTCGTTAGCCGTGCCGTAACTCGCTGTCCAATTTTCGTCAGGAATGATTTGCAAATTCCAATCGCCTGATTCGTCGTCCTGGCTGTAGAAATCCCAGAGCCATATTTTCGGCACCGCGTCACTGTTCCAATAGGTCGCGTTTTGCTTGATGAGTTCGGCGGCTTTCTCAGGCGCATTCGTCCAGTCCCACTGTTGCTCGGTTGTTTCACGGTTTTTGATGCTGGCAAGCATGTCGCGCACGACTTTCTTGTTCCAGCCAGGGTCGATGTTGTCGCCTTTGCCAAGTGTCTTTCGGTAAAGCTCCCAGTAACTCATCCCACGCCGAACCGCGAAGTGCGCCATATCCAATGTCACCTGGGTATCGCTTGGAATGAGCAAATCTTCGATGGCGACGAAGTACGGGCACCAGCAATCGTCGAAGGCAGTCCACAGTTTTGGCCCCACGCCGGTCAACATTACTCCGCCACCCGTCGAACGCACTTGATGGAAATAACCCCGGCTGCGCTTGAGCGGTTTGTTAGCTTCTTTCGAGATGATTTGCGACCAGCCACCAGCCTTGTCCACAGGTGCGTCTTCAAGTGTCACGTTGAAGTACCGCGCAGTCTTTGTGAAGGCGTTGCACCATTGCCGATTGGCTTGAAGGAGAAGATTGGTTCCCGTCTTCGTGTTGAAATTAACGTCCAGCTTGTTCTCGGCCATCTGTTGAGGAGTCAAAGCCGGCTCTCCATTCATCTGTCGCTGGATGAGCGCACGGTTCGGGGCGCGGATTTCGTCCGCCCTTTTCATGTCTTGAACGAGGTCTTGGACTCTCTGTGCGGTGGCACTCATACGCTCGCCATTTCAGGCTGCTGTTTCTTCACCCAGTTCGGGTTGCCTTTGCGTTTCGGTCCAGGCGGCATGGTGAGAAGCCCTGGCTCTGCGAATTGAGGTTTCTTCGCCTCAAGTCTGATGCGTAAAAGTGCGAGAAATCCCTCGATGTCTTTGCAACGATGGAACAACACGGCGTCAGACTTCACCATGTCCAGCGTGACGGTGTTCATCGGGTCGGCTTCGGTGCGTGCGGCCTTGAATATCGGTGGCGTCGAGTAAGAGGTTCCCCAGAAGTGTTGGATGAGAGGTGTGTGATGCGCTCGCGGCACGATGAAGTTTGCCGCCAGCATATCAAACGCTCGCACATTCGCCTGGCGTTGTTCCATCGAGAGCTTCGGGTTGCTCGGCGCTGTGAACCGGGCGTCTTTCCACAGGTCGGTAAGCAATTCGTATGTGTTTGTCGGATAAACGGCCACCCCAGACATGTACTTGTTCGGCAATCCTTCGATTGGGCGTTCCGCATCAAGAATACACCCCATAAAAAGTTTTGGGCAACGCGTGTATTCCTCTGCAATGTCGTTTAGCCAACTCGCACGCAGAGGTACGGTATCCGGCTCCAGCCATAGCCACTGGGCTTTGTAGAATTCGTTCACTTGGCGGGCGACGGCTCGGAAAACCAAGTTAGCTGCTTGGGGCCATCCCTTCACGCCAGTGTTCACAATCATGGCTCGAACGCTGTGGAATTCGCCACGCACGATGTCGAGCAGTGCCTTCACCTTTTCCTGCGGCACTTCGGCATCGGCGGCAATCATCAGTGAGTGCTCACTAACATTTCCAAGCTCTTTGATCCAGCGCAGGAGTGTTTCGGATTGGGCGACATCGCCTTGGTGGCACGGGAGAATAACAAGTAAAGGTTGCGTCATAGAGTTTGGTTTTGTTCAGTCAGCATCCAACAGTGTGTCGGAAGATCATTCAAGGTTTCTTCTTCAGTGTGTTCTAGGATGTGTTTTAGTGGCACATGGACTTTTAACGGTAGCGGGCACTCGCACACTTCGCACGAGTGCAAGTCTTCCTCGCCATTGACGCGCAATTTCATCGAGTCTTTTGCCTGCATTTGTTCCGCGATGGCGCGAACGGTGTCGGCGGTGAGCTTGAGAATCGAATGCCCGTTCTTGTTGTGATCGCATTTAAGGCACACGTTAGCACGCTTCTGTGCGATTGCGATTGGAACCGGGACAGCGCCACTACCAAGCCACTCAACCATAATTCTTTTTCCTACCGCCGCATGTTTTACACTTCTTGACAGGCGGTCGAGTGCTGCCCGAACTCCCGTTTTTTTTTGAGTGGGTCGGCACCACGAAGGATCATCGTGGATTCTGGCGCAGGTTTGTTTCTCAATCTCATGCACCACTTCTCGCGCTGTGGCGTTAGGCAGGCCGTTTCCTTTTCGGAAGTCTGCAATCGTTTCGGCAAATTCCCAGACGAGGCCCATGCTCGAAAACTTCTTCTCCGTGCCGTCAGGTAGCATCTGCGTCAGACGCCATCCACCAGGCGGAACTGTAGTGAGTGAACGTAAAGGCACAAGGCTCTTATCCGCCATTAAGCCGCGTACTTCAAGCGCGTAGATTCTATAAGTTTCCTGTGCTTCGCATTCAACTCAGCCAGCCATGACGGACCACCTTCGGTGAACTTGTCTGCGCCGAGCTTTTGAATGTTCAAACCGCGTTGTCTTGCGCCCTCGACCGCCGTTGCCAGCCAATCGGCTTCGTCAGGCGAGCGACCGATGCGTTGTTTGGTCTTTTCTTTGGGTTCAACATCACGTTTGTTGCCACCTATATAGCACCACTCGCGCATGTAGAACTCCTTTGCAACGCTCTCAGGCATTTCGCGTAATTGCTCGCTCTCGACCAGCCATCGCACCGAGAACCACAGTTCGGTGACGAACTTGCCGTATTCTTCATCGCATCGTTTAAGGCGCCGTTGCCCTGTGGTTTTGTCTAGAATGTAAAGGTCAAGGCGCACCGGCCTTTGGCTTGGTCGCCCGCCAAACTCAACTGGCACGGGTATGATGTTGCCATATACACGGGCGAATGCTGCGCCCAACGTTCCGCGCCCGGTTGAGTCGTAAAACACGTTCTCGACCGGGATTACTTCTGTGAGGCATTCGGCTTTTACGTGTTCGGCAATCTCGTCCTCCGGTTCTGCGCCCTTCTTCATACCGACCTTGATGACGTGCGGCTGGTTTACGCGCACAATCTGGTCGCCTTCACTGTCTTCACCGAACTCAATCCATCCCCCAACGCAACGATCCCCGCCGTACGCGGCGTCTATCGCGTAAATCTTGGTGCGATTGACTCCTTTCCACATCGCTTTCTCGAAAGCGTGATGAATCATGCAAAGTTGCTTGGTCAGAACCCGGCGTGAATCTTCCCCAGGTCGCATCACGCCGAGGCACATGGCGCAGAATTCTTCGCTGTGCGGACCGTAAAACTTCAGCGTTGAATCAATCCTCTCCTGGTCGATAAGAAACGGATAACGCAACCCTTCGGTGTTGAAGTTCGGTGAGTCTGTGCCGACGAAGTTGATGCAACGCCCCTTCGGATATTTCGTTTCCCAGGTTGTCGTTTCGGTTATGTCCTTCACGCTCGCCCAACCGTCCTCTGGCTCGCATGATTGACCCAATGGCGTGTGCTCTCCATTGACCGGATTCCCGATGGGCACGAAGAAGAATCGTTCGTTCTTGTCGAGGTTCGCCGTCGCCCGCAGATAGCTTATGTCGCACAGGCTGGCTTCGTCAGCCACGAGGAATACGTGCTTGTTCTTGATGCCGACGAACGGTCCAATCCCAATCCATTGCGTGCCCTTGTAACAAGCCAGTCCGATGATTCCATTCCTGAAATCGCGCACGTCGTCCTCGTTCACCCTGTCAGTCGTGATGCACCGCTTGTAATCTAGCACTACACCTGGCAAATCCGGGTGCAGTTCCCTTGCGTCTTGGAACAGCTTCTTGATTTCACCGAAGATTCCGAGGTTGAGCTTTTCAATCGTCGTGGTCGTGATGAGCACCGTGGTTTCTTCCGGGTAAACGAAGTAATACGAGAGCACGAACTTAGCAGCGGAAAATGTTTTTCCAACGCTCGCAGGTCCAAGCAATCCAAGCATCCCGCGACCGCGATGCTCGACCAAATCTGTGAATTCTCGCAGAGTCAGGTCGGTCCATTTGTGTTCAGGGTGAGACGGCCACAGCAAGCGGTGCATCTCGCGGAAATGGTGGAACAGATTCTCGCCCTGGCGAATCATGGTCATTTCAATATCGAGCGGCGTGAAGTCTCCAGGGAACGCGTAACCGTATTTCTCAATCTCACTTGCCATTGACTAACGGTGCTCGAAAGCGGATAAGGTATCAACCCCGGAACACCGGGCTTAAGAAAGACCTTTATGAGTATTGGACTTTTGGACTGCTGCCAGCCATGCCCGTGCCCCGAAACTGAGACGGTAAATATCCCCGGCGTGGAGGGGCCGGAAGGGACAGACGGAACTGACGGAACCAATGGAGTTTCCGCATTCACTCTCACCACAGACGATTTCACGATACCGCCCGCAGATGAAACCACGCCCGTCACGATTGAAGTTGCGGACACGAGTTGGATGGCCATTGGCGAGCCGTTGTTCATCCCCGACGGTTTATTCTTCCTAGTCACCGCGATTGTGGACAGCACGCACGTTCAGGTCGTGTATCCGGCGTGGGAAGCGAACGTCAATGCAGGGAACATTATTTCAGCCGGTGCAATCGTCACGCCGAGCGGCTGGCAACCAGCCGCGCCGACTGGACCCTCGATTGATGCGGTCAGCAAATATGGCAGTGGTACGGCGCACACGATAACCGGGGCGAGCTTCGCCGCAGTGACGTTTGGCACGAGTGGGGCGCAGGAAGTGACGCTCACAACGGCGGGGACGTGGCTGTTGCAGGCGCGTGCGCGTGTGGATTATGTCGGCGCGACATTCGCGGCTGTGCGAACGGCGAGCTTCAAACTTCGTCGCACCAACAACACGGCAGGCGACGTGACGAATACACCGACAGCATTCAAGACGGAAATCATCACGACTCTGACTTATACCGCGCTCGACGTGGTTTTCCCGCCTGTGCAGTACGTCACGGCGCTGGCCACTGACATTCTTCAGATGCAGGTCGCCATCGACACAGACCCAACGGCGGGTTCAATCCAGATTGTCGAGGCGGACATAGTGGCCATTTTCTTGCACGCCTAATGGCCGATAAAGCGTATCTCTACGACAGTGTCGGCCCGTTTCCTGATGGGATGAATTCTGGCGTGCTGCCGTCACAGCTTCCGAGAACACAGTTGGCGTATGCGACCAACGCTACCGTGCGCGGCGGCTATGCCAGTCCGCGTCAAGTTGTTCGTCGCATCACACTCGACTGGGGCGGCGACGGAGTGCTTCAGACTCGCCAGCAGTCAGGAAGGTTCCAAGGCTCCGGTTATTACCGCGCTGACAATGGCATCGGCTCTATCTTGGCGTCCATCGGTGGTCGATTGTTCCAGTTCACGCCCGCGCAGAAGATGGCGACTGTTGGTGAAGTAACCATCACGCACAACACAATCGTGCAGGTTGGGTTCGCTGTGCCGGCGCAGGGTGCAAACGTGACGATTCAGGTGTTGAGCACAGTTAATCTCGCGGCGAATTATGAAATCAAAATCGGGCAGTACAACTATATCATCGCCTCCGTGGACTCCGCTACTGTACTCACGGTTGAGAATGTTGACGACCCAGGACCGCTTGTTGCCGCAGGAACAGTCCTCACATTCTGGGATGTTAACCCCGCCTCGCGCACCCAAGTCTGGATGTGGCAAGCCGAGAAGTGGATGATAATTAACGACGGCCAATCCATTCCAATATTCTTCGATGGCGCATCGTCACGGCGCTCAATCTTGGTGGGCGCAAATCCCGAATTGCCCATAGCACGCATGGGAACATACTGGCTTGGTCGCGTGTGGCAGGCTGGCCCTGACGGGCGCACTTTCCTCGCAGGTGACGCTGTTGGGGGTGCTTCTGGCACTGCCGCCAACCAGTTTCGTGATGCCGTTCTGCATGTCACTGAAAACACCTATCTCGCCAGCAATAAGGTGTTCTATGTGCCAGGTAATGTGGGGGACATCACGGCCATCATTGGTGTGCCGACTCTGGACGCTTCGATGGGTCAAGGGCCGGTGCAGATTCTCACGCCGCAGGTCGTGTTTTCCTGCAACGCACCGACGCTGACTGCGGATTGGGCGACCGTTACCAATCCAATATTAACCGTATCGCAGGTAGAGTCAGGCGGGTTGTCGCAATACTCAACCGTCATTGCCAATGGCGACGTGTTTTATCGAAGTCGTGATGGCATTCGTTCGCTCATTCTTGGCCGGCGCGAGTTCGCCACATGGGGCAACGTGCCGTTGTCACGCGAAGTCAGTGCTGCGCTCGACAAGGACGACCCGGCGTTGCTTGGATATTCCACCGCTGTTGTGTTCGATAATCGGCATCTCATGTCCACGTCGCCTGTGTTCACGCAACACGGCGTTTATCATCGTGGTTGGACTGCCTTGAATTTCGACCTCATAAGCAGCCTGCGCGGTAAGGCACCGAGCGTCTATGACGGTGTTGAAAGCGGCATTGAAATCCTGCAATACGTCAAAGGCTTGTTCGACGGCGTTGAGCGTTGCTTCGCCTTCGTGCTGTATCAGGGTGAGGAAATCCAGCTTTGGGAATTCCTGCCGAGCGCCACGGAGGACATCATCGACGACACTAATGGTCCTGTAGTTTGGTCAATCCAAACCGCTGCGCTTGATTTCCACGACCAATTCGACCCGAAACGACCAATCCTGAAACGCATCGAGGATGGCGAGATGTTCCTTTACGACGTGCGCGGTCGAGTGGATTGGGTTGTGTTCTGGAAAGCCGATGAATATCCGTGCTGGAGCGAATGGTCTAGGGGCGCGGTGTGCGCTGCGTTGAAATCGTGCGCCATTGACCCAATCACGGGTTGCCTGCCACTTGGCAATGCACCGCCGCAGATACGTGATCCGATTGGGTTGGGTAAACCCGAAGGTGGTTGTGATGGAATCAACGACCGCCCACTCACGGATGGAAAGCGTATCCAGTTCATGTTCACGTTCACTGGCCATGCGAGGTTCTTTGGCGCTAACTTCCTAGCGTCGGTTATCCCGATGCCTAAATTCACGAAGCCAAATTGCACACTGCTTGAAACTGTATGAGCGTACCGGCACCAGTCGTTTGTGAAGAATCTCAGGTTTGTTGCGACTTAAGTTTAATCTTCTATGGACAGGGTGTTACGTTTTTGAATGCACAGACCGGATTCATTCTAAATTGCCCTCCAGGGTTCTCCTGTGACGCTGGTTTCTATCCAACCGTTATCATCGTTCGTAAAGGCGAGATACCTTTCACGCCACCTCTATTATCTCCATTACGCATCACTTGTTGCGACGGTGTTGTATTAGCGCGTTATCTGCCGCTCAACTTCACCTTCGCCCAATTTGCATCAGCAGCGCAATCACTCGTAAATGAGGCGGCAACGCATTTGGCCGGATGCAAAGCCGACCAATACAATTCCCTGCACGCCCGACGCCGAACATCGTGCGTAATCACGACGGCATCTCCGCTGACCGCTGGCGAAGTTGGCACGCTATATTCCGTGACGCTCGCGCAGACCGGCCTGACCGCGCCACTGACTTGGAGCTTGGTAACCGGCTCGTTGCCGACCGGACTGTCACTGTCCAGTACCGGTGTGATTTCAGGCACTCCTACAACCAGCGCCAGCTTCGGGTTCGTTGTTCGAGTAACCGATGCCGCAGGGTTGTCTTGCACAAAGCTGTTCACGCTATCCATCAATGACGCAAATGCGCCGTGTAGCGTTTTTATCGACGACGATACTTCCTTTGGTCCGCAGGCGTTGGCAGGTCCAAGCGACTCTGTGTCATGGACCGGACTTGGCATAGGATCTTTCGAGTTTCACTTAATCTCCGGTGCCTACAAGCATACCGATGATACTTGCCCAGGATTCAGCGAAGCGCAGTTCTGGGTAAACGCATTCAATGAACTTGGCTGGACGACTACCGCCGCGCAATCCGGCAACCTAACCAATCAATCGAACAGCTTCACCAATTGCAGCGCCGGTTCCAGCTTCGGCTGGATTCTCGAAGCCGATGCCGTGACGGATTATCAAGCCGGGTCACAAGCCGGATTCTCAAACATCGACGAAGCCAACACATTCACATGTGACACGACGCTCAGTGTCAATAATGTGGTCGTGGCGTCCAGTCCGGTGCCTGTGTTCGATTTGGTGCGAACAATTAAGCTCATCGCATCGCAGCCTGAAGACCTGCAAATATCAAATCTTGTCAGCTTCGCCAACAGCCGGTTTCGAGTCACATACGGTGGTCAGTCCACAACGCCTTTGGCTTTGGATGCACTTGCCGCAACCGTGCAGACCGCTCTCAACCTTCTTCCTCAGATAATCTCAGACGGTGGTGTTACTTGCGCCGGCACCCTCGCGGGTGGTTTGGCAATTACGTGGACAGTCAATGGTGCGCGTGCCTCGATTGCTCCTTTCATTTCCACAGTCAGTCCTGGTTGGTCCTGTCAGGTTGACGAAACCCAACCTGGCACTGGTGGCCAACCGGAAATCCAGACACTCACGGTGGCACCTTTTTGCTCTTACATTGTGCAGGATGTTATCCTTCCCGTGTATGGCGGCACGATGAACAACCGTGTTCTGAGCACCGGCATCAGCACGCTCAAGTGGTACGACACACTTACACCAAACCCGAATGCGCCAACGGAACAAATCAGCGGTATCCAGTTCCAAGACTCGCGTGTGACGCTTTCCTGTTGTCCGTCTGCGCCATTGACCGCGCCGACGTTGGCCAATGCCGGGGCTGGCGCCGTCGAGGCCGGTGTTCACAAGTACGCCGTTGCTTTTCTTAGCAACCTGCCAATCTATGATAATCCCGTTTCTGGATTTACGCCCGGTGGCAGTCCAATTGGTCCGTCTGATTCCATCACTCTCGGCATCGCATCGGATGTTAACCTGACCAATATCCCGCTCGGACCCGCTGGCACTACATCGCGCATCGTCTATCGCACTCGCGCTGATGAATTGGAGTTCCGGCTTCTGGACACTATCGCCGATAATGTCACCACCATTTATACGGACACCACGCCGGACGCCTCAATATTCTTACCGCCACCGCCCACCGAACAGTTCTGGACACTGACAATTCGTGGTGTGTTTGACATCCTTGGCACCAAGTTAAGCCTGCCAATCTGGCAGGGATTTAAGACTACAGGGCTTGATCCAGTTGGTGTTTACGACAAGGCTGAATTCCTTAGCAATGGGTTCGATAACAACCCGCCGTGCGACAACACCGCTAATAGCATCGCCAGCATCACGCTCACGGGCACGTTCTAGGCGCTTGACCTTTAGCCGCCACTGAGCGACAAGCTATCTTGTGGCCACAGACGATATTATCCTGCGAACTGAAGTTGCACCCTTCCCGCCTGGCTATTGCCCGGCCTCGCAGCAACAATTCGCTGATGATGTTGCCAATGCGCTTCAGGTGTTCTTTCCCGCTGAATTCACGCCTGTTATCAAGTCGCCCAACCAGCCCACCGTCGAGCAGCGCGGCTACACTTGGAATAAGATTGACGCGAGCACAGGGCAGAGCGTCGGGTACTTTGAATGGAATATCGTCGTTGGGCAATGGACACGCAACCACTGGAATGGTGGTGTGATTCCCACACTGGAACGGCGCATATTCGTCGGCACGTTGTTGCAACTTGAGACATATGACGGCGGCGAGAGCGGCACAGTTTCGCAAAGCACCGGCCCATTCTGGGAACGTGACACAGCTTTCTCTGATATGTGGCCGTTGGGCGTCGGTTCACTAATCGCCGCACCGTTGACCACGCTACAGGTGTTCGATGACGCAACACCTGGCGACCCGAAAGCTATCGGCGTGTATTTCATCAAACCTACCGCCCGCCTCTGGGAAGTTGCCGTATGACCTGGGGCGAGTTCAAATTGACGCGGGCGAACGAGATAGTGGGCGTCTGCACAGACAAGCCAGCGTTTCTGTCGCTCACGAATGAAGCTACGCAACGACTCATGGTGCGCGGTGGATTCTACGGCACCATTGCCAAGCTCAAGACTTGTGTGCGATGCAACTCGCTGGTGTGGCCGCGAGCAGTTGACCAAGTGCTGGCTGTGAACGTGTGCGGCGTGCCCATCGTAAACTCGAATTATTGGTATCAATTTCTCCCGATGAACGGCGAGGATTACCGGGCAGCACGCGGGTTTGGATTGTTCGGTTACGGCGGTATGGGACGCGGTGGTGGGTGCGGCAACGTGGTGATAGCGCACGACGGCCAAGTGCCCGTTCAAGCGCCATTGAAGTGCAATGAACCTCGCTACATCAGGGCGTTTCCAGCGTATCAGGCTGACTTGGGTAAGACCATTACGATTTTCGGCGTGGACGCGAATGGCCAAGAGATTTTCACGAAGCGGGCAGACGACACTTGGTTGCCTGGAGTGATTATGACGCTGGCGAGTCCGTATGTGGGCACGTCGTTTCAGATACGGCAAGTGACCCGTGTGCTGAAGGACGCGACGATGGGTCCGGTGCGCCTTTACGCTTACGACGCCACAAACGATGTGATGGAAGATTTGGCGTTTTATCAGCCCAGCGAACGGTCGCCGTCGTTTCTGCACAGCAGCGTGCGCGGGATGCGTGGGGTGACCGGCAACTCGTGTAATGGTCTGACGCAGGTTGAGGCGTTGGTAAAGCTGCGATTCATTCCGGTCGAGATTGACGAGGACGAGGTGCTTATATCGAACTGGGTTGCCTTGAAACAAATGATGCTCGCCATTCGCGCTGAGGACGCAGGCGACGATGCGAATGCCGAGATTTTGCAGGCGAAAGCCGTGCGTGAACTCAATAGAGAGCTTCGAGTCCATACGCCTGAAGATCAGATACCAATTTCAATCACACCTTTCGGAACAGCCACGCCGAGCAGTGTCGGTGTAGGATTGATAATTTAGTATGCCAGACAACCCTTTATTCAATCTCAACGCGCTACCACGCACCGGGCAAGGCCCATTCGGTCTCGTGCCAGGAAACATTGGATTGCCATCGCCGTATCAGGACATCGCGGGCGTGTTTCCGAATCTTTCAGGTAATCTCGGCGCACTCTCAGGCAATATCAGCAGCGACTTGGCCGGCGAACTTGACCCACAGACGATTGCAATGCTTCAGAACACCGCCGCGCAGTTTGGCATTGGTGCTGGTGTGCCGCTCAGTCCGTTCTCTGGGTCGCGTGGGTTGCGGCATCTTGGATTGACGGCTGAACATCAGCGACAGCAAGGCGCACAGAACCTACTCTCTGGATTACCAACGATTGCAAACACGCTCACCGTAAAGCCTGAGACGCAACTTGAAGTGGCCAATCGCAATGCGGTGCTCAACGCTGCGCCTGACCCGGAGAAGGCGGCTCGCGAAGCGCAACGGTTGTTCGAGCTTTACCTGTCAAGGTTGGGCGGCGGTCGCCAAGGCGGAATGTCATTCGGAGGCGGTGGAGGTGGCGGCGGCAGTCAACCGCGCAATGCGAATGCAGGCGTATTCGATTCGCCTTGGGCACCGTTTCAACCGCAGGCCGTGACTGGTTCTCGACCCACTGAAACCCCGTGGGCCGGCACAGGTATTACGTGGGGCCAGAATCAGGCGTCACCGCAGGATTTGTGGGCTGGCGCCCGTGGCGGGTTCCAAGGACCAGAAGGCGGCTCATACGCAACCCCTGGCGGTGGCGGGTTCCAAGACTGGTTCAACGACCCATCCATCGGTGGAGGCGGTGGAATTTTTGGTATGGGCGGTGGCGCCCAAGGAACAAGCAACGATGTGGCTGATGTGGCTGATTGGTTTAACTGGGACCCGAACCCACAGTATCCAGAATTCCCGGAATGGGATTATTGACGCATGGCTATTCTCGACATTCCGCCATGGTTAAACGTTCAGCCTGGATTTTTCACGCAGGCGATTGAGGCAGGAGCACGCGCAGGTTTAGGCGTTGCTGAACTGAACCGGCGTGCGGACGAGTTCGCCGCAGCGCAGGTGGAACGCAATGCTCGCGCACAGGAACGTGCTGCCGAAGAAGCCGAACGCTCTCGGCAATTCGAGGAGACACGATTACTGAACGTGCAGAAGATTGCCCAGGACGCCGCGCAGCTTCAGCAACAAACCGCCCATCAGACGGCACAGGAATCGAATCAGGCCGCTCAGGAATCGCGGTTGCTGCAACAGTTCGGCTTGGATAAGGAAATTGCTGGCAAAGCTGGATTCGTTGAGGGTCGCGCTGGCATGTATCCGCCTCACATTCTTGATGCCAGAGGTAATCCCAGTTTCTTTCCTGAAAATGCTATGGGCGAAGATGGTCCGATTGCAACTCGCACCGAGATTGCCTATGACCCGGAAACCAAGAAACGCATGGGTGTGTTTGCGCTCAGAGGCAATAAATCGTGGCAATTCATTCCTGATACCGTTGAGAAAGGATTGACGGCGGCGAATCAAATCTCTTTGTTCAATGCGATTCAGCGCGGGATTATCTCGGACCTGAACACGAAACAGGCTGAACTTGCCTTGATGAATCCGTCGCACCCGCAGCACAAGCATTACTTGGAGCAACAAGACAAACTCAGGTCATTGAGCGAACAACTCCAAGGTTTGAATAAGAAAACGCCCACGGTGATTTCTCCGACAAATGCTGTGCCCGCAGTCACATCTCCCAGTGGGATAAACACCAACGCTGTGCCGACGACATTCCCGATGACCAATGCGCCAACAGTCCTTCCGGCGACTAACGCACCAACTGCCGGCGAAGTGGTGACGCATTCTCCGTTGTTGGTGAAGACCAAGGCAGAGCGTGATAAGTTGCCGAAAGGCACTCGATACATAGGTCCAGACGGTAAAACTTACACAAAGCAGTGAAATGCCTACCATCACGAATGATTGGGGTGACGTTTCTGTTGAAGCCGATTCTACTAACGAGTGGGGTGATGTAACATTTGAGCAATCTGAAGAACCGATTCCTCCCGTCAAAGGAATGATTTCAGGCGGTCGCATATCGCCGCCACCAGCGCCAGTCGTGCCTCATATAGAGCCGCCGCACACGCCTGAACCGAGATTGATCCCTGTTGGCGAACTCACTCAACTGACGCCCGAACAGCTTTGGTCAACGCAGATTGCTGCACAGCGTCTTGACCCAAGATTTGCTGAACCTCGACCACCAGAGCCGACCATAGGTGGGTTGATTGGTAAAGGCATGGAATGGGTTAATCGCACGTTCAAAGCGCCAGAGGAACCGATGCCAGCGCCGTTGACGCCAATCGTCGCGCCTCCAACCGTTGAGGAAACACCTGAAGCTGCTGCTCGACGTATTCTTGCCTCAAGAGTCCATCGCGCAACACATCCAGTCTCAAGTGGCATTGGGGAAGTGGCAGAAAAGGCTATGGTTGGGCTTGCTCAACCTGCTGGTCCATTAGGCTTATTGGCAACCGCTGCTGCTCCAGCGGCTGCTGCGCCCATATGGGCAACGCTCGCAGGCGAAGCATCTCTTGAGGCTATCCCGCGCATCCAGAAGGCCAGAGAAGAAGGCAACCGCGCCGATTATTACGCCAGCGTTAGTGACCTGTTGCTCAACGCAGGCATTCTTGCGGGTTCAGCCAAGGGGATGTTTGGAGGTCGTGCACCAACACCGGAAGTTGCGGAATTGTTTAAGAATCCAGGTGTGCGAAACGCTGTCGATGAAGCCATCAATGCGGCACGTAAAAATGGTCCGTCGCCTGAGTTCAGGTCATTCTTCGGCGGAATAGACCCTGAGATTGTCGGCACCACGGCTGAGAAGGTATCGGCATTCGCTCGAAGCATTGGAATGGAATGGAAACCAGTGCCAAAGGCTGGCGGTGAACCTCCTGCACCCGAAGCCCCCGCCGCACCTACTCTTACGCCAAAGCCCAAGGGACCAGCACCAGCGGCACCTGAACCTGCTGCACCAGCCGCGCCATCTGCACCCAGTCCGTCAGCAGTGCTTCGAGACAAGGTTGCTCGCGGAGAGCCAGTGACCAGCGAAGACGTGCAAGCGGCGTTGCGCGGAACGACAGAACCACGCACCGTCGAGGAAATCGAGATGGCGCGTGTCCGTGAGATGCCAGAAGGCGCGGCAGGCGAAGCCAAGTTGGTTGCCGAAGACATCGCCAAGGCAGTCGATACCGTGAACGTCGATGACGTTGCGGGCTACTCGCCTGTGCCAGCCTTGGTGCGAATCATTCGCAAAGCGCCACGCGACCCCGCAATGAAGACCGCCGCAGAACAGGCGATGCAGAAGATTGGTCAGGCTGCGCGAGAACAAGGCGTGCCGTTGGAAGACATAAAGGCGCAAATCGCAGATGAACTGAAGTCGGTTTACGGCTCTGATGCGGCTGAGATGGCGAAGTATTATTTCGGTGAAACACCCGCAGCCCCGCCGAGATTGCCGGGACGACCTGTGCCAGAAGAAGTACCGCTCCCACCCGAAGAACAAGCCGCCGCGCAAGCCGTAGAGCTTACAGAACCAATCAAGGCTGACGTGGTTGGCGACCCGCGACTCGTGGAACCGGGCGTCACTTCTCGCGCCAAGCCCAACAGCATCGTCGTTCAATTGCGCGACCTAGAATCGCGCCCAGTGCGCGAGGTGGTGCTTGAATCTACAGGCGACCCGTTGGCTGACTCGAAGCTAATAGCAGGCGTGCTTGGCCGTGAAGGTGGTCGAGGAGGAATCAGTCTGCGTGAGTCCAGCGCCGTGTCCACAGGACCGAAAGGACTCGCCATTTATCACTTCGGAAACTCGCCGCGTGGCGTTGCGTGGACGCGAATCCAAGATTTGATTGAGGCTCGCAAGCCCGCGCAGAATTGGAAGAACCTTGGCGAAGGTCCGTGGGACACATACGAGGATGCGCTTGAGTTTGCCGAGAACGAGGTCGGCGTGGATTACCGCATCAGCCAGCGCAAGAACGGCAAATGGATAATTGAAACGCCTGTTGTGCCACGAGGCCAGCGCAAGGCGGGACCGCCATCAACCGCGTTGCAAACTTCAACCCCGACAGCCATTGAGAAATTGCCTGTCTCCAAGGTCACGGGCGAAGTCGGACTCAGCAGAAATCTAGCGGGAGGCGTTAAGGTCAAATGGACCGGCGCAAGCGGCAAGGAATATCACGGCGTCACAATCGGGAAGCCGAAGCCGACAAAGATTGGTGGGGTTGATACGTTCATCGTCAAGGTCGAGGAAATCGGCGGCGAACAACTTGTTGACCCGTTTGGCAACATCGACCCGCACGCTCGGAACATCGTAGATTTGGACATTCGACAACTTTCTCGCGACGAGAAAAACATCACGCCGCAGGCTTCAAATCAGATTGAATCGACCAAACCCGCGCCAGAGCCAGAGGCTATAAGTTGGGTTGAAAATGATATGCGCGGTGCTGACCGCGCCAAGTTGATTGACCGTGTTTCGACTACGGACAAGACCTATCCAGACCAGCCCGACTCGAAGCTATATGTAAAGCGCGTGTATTGGGTGCCAGAGGAGGTTGGCGGACGTGGTTCGTGGAGAGTTGACCTTGTTGAGAACGGAAAATTGCTAAAAGGCGAAGGTGGTGCATCGTTCGCGACCGCTGGAACAAACCCCGACTTCGCGGCAGCACACGCCCTTGCAACACATCTGGCGTTCACTCGCAAAAGCACCACTGGCGCTGCGCCAATGGATGTGTTGAATGCTTTGGCGAACATACCACAGCGCGTTGCTGAAAAATTCGTGCTGAAGTCCAACCGCGTCGAAGACTTGTTATCCGAGCAACAGCAGATTGGTCTCAAACCCGCGCCAGAGCCGCCTGCGACTGGTGCCGCCCCATCTCCCTTCTTCCCGCGCAGGTCCGAGGCGCTGGGGTTGGGGGAGCCTGCTCTGCCGCCCACAGTCGAGGATGTGCGGAGGCAACGGGCGATAGACCGTGAAGGTGTGCCGCCGCCTGCTGAAACTGGCCCGGCTGAATCTCGTATCCCGCGTCCAGCCACAACCGCTGACATCTTCGCAATGTCCGATACGGATTTGCGCGATTTCCTTGAAGGCAGATTTCCAGAGCCGCCTTCAACTGGTCCAGCCACAGGCGCACCAGCACGTCGAGTTGGCACCTACGAATTTCCGACTTACGATGAATTCCGAGATTGGATGGACGCACGTTACGGTGAATTCGACTTGGAAGGCATGAAGCTCGCTTTTGCTGAAGCGTCAACAGCAAACAAAATCGCCTATATCAAGGGCAACAAAGCACCTGGGCACAAATCGGATTGGATTCGGCACCTTGCAACTGGTTCACCGTTGCCAGCGACCAATCCACCTGTGCCACGAACCACGCCACGTCCGATGCCTGGAGGTGGAACATCTCCACCAGCCGGCGCACCGCCTTCTTCACCGGCTTATCCGTCACCGCCACCTCCCCCGCCGCGTGCGGCATCAGTCCATCCCAAGTTTGACATCACGGCCCTTGTTCAACTCTTGCGTCAGTTTGGGAAATTCCCAGTTATCAATCAGCGCATCAGAAGTGCCTATGGCCGGTTCGTTCCAGACCGTGAATTGGTCGAACTAAAGCAACGATTGCTTTGGGATACGAAGCTCTCCGAACGCGTTCTTGGGCATGAGATAGGCCATTTCATTGACCTTATCATTCCGCTCATCGGTAAAGGAAAACAGTTCGGTCAACGCCTGAGGTTGCTTACGGATTTCACAGGTCAAGTGTGGCGGTCAAAGGAACTTCGTGCCGACGCGAAATCCTTGTCTCGTCAGTGGCGAGGTTCATTTCCCGATGGGGACAGTTACCGTGATACAGCCAAGGAACTCATCGCCGATTTCATGTCTGCGATGTTCAACAATCCTGAGTGGGTGAATCAGAATTATCCGCGTCTCTACGATGCGTTCTCTGAGTTCCGCACAGCCAAGCCGCAATTTGATTCCGCCTATCGTGAGATTGAGACGTGGTTGCAGGGCGGAACCGTCGTAAATGAACTGCTCGCCCAGGACAAGGCTGCGGTTAATCGCACGTTCGACATTCTGACAAAGCAGGAACCCAAGCGACCAATCAAAGAGCGCATCAAGCTCATGGGCGATAGCATGTCCGCTGCGCTTGTTTCGCTCTGGGGACGTGCGTTCCAGAAGGAAGGCAAGCCGCGCCTCATCGGAGAATCCATCACCGAGAAGCTGGAAACTTCGTATATGTGGTCGGCAAAGAAGACCGCTCTTTGGACTGACGATTACACCAAGAATGTTCAGCCGCATCTTGACCGCGTGTCGTCAGACCCTGCCGAAGCTCACGCCGCGTTACTGGCGTATTCAAAGGCTGTCCGAACCATTGGCGAACGGCGTGCCGCTGGCGTATGGATTGAGCAAAACCCGGTTGAAGCCCGTGAGATGCTAAAGGCCATTCTGGATATGCACGCTCCTTTGCGTGACAAATTCGGCCCAGCTTTGGATGGCGCATCTGACCCTGAACTGTACGACCTGGCTGCTGCAATATTCCGCGAGGTCCACGATGGCGGTGAACGCTTTGTCAATCGTGTGGCACGCGAGATTGATGCGCTGAACCTTGGCGTCAACGGTGAATCTGCTCTTATCGCGTTCAATGTGCGCGGCAAGCTGCTAAACCCAGGTGGACTGACACCGGCCACGGCACAGCGCATGATTGCTCATCTGCGCGACCAGCTTGGTCCTGATAAGTTCTCCGAACTTGAAGCAGCCGCTCGCGGGTTGCGTTCGATCATGGCTGGTGTGCAACGCGAGATGTATGATGCCGGGCTTATATCACGTAACACATGGGAAAATCTCATCGAGCCAAACACGGACAATTATCTGCCGTTTGCTGTCCTTGATTATTTCGATGGCCGAGTCAGCGCCGGAGTAATGCCGCAGAAGGGCACGGCTCTTGATGTCGCCGATATTTCCGCCGCAACCCAACTCAAGGTCGGCAGCGCCTATACGTGGCTCCAACGCCAGCGCCAGGTGCAGTTGTTGCGAGACATCTATTCTGCCACCGGACCAATGACGGTTGGCGACCCGCTTCGGAGGGCATCAGACATTTGGAATGTTCGTACCCGTGGCAAGAACGCCACCGATGATGTGAGTCGTGCGGCGTATTGGGTAAATGGCAGACCGCATGTTGTCGAGTTCTATGGCGACCCAGGTAAGATGCTTGAGAAGGCGCTTGAGTTGCCTGAGTTCTATCAGCACGTCGAATGGTTGCACAACGCTTCCAAGTTCACACATGGGTTGATGCAGTTTTTCACCACGTTCAATCCGAGATTCCTTTTTTATCGGAACGTCGTGCGAGGATTCCGCACTGCCGGACTAAAAGTTGGATATGGCCGAGCCATTCAACAGATGGGCCGAGCCAATGTCGCACGCAACCTGCGGCTTGCTCGCAACTACGCTGATGCGGCGTTTGGCGGCGAGATGCTGCCTGAAGTGCGAAGGATGGTTGAACTTGAAGCGTTGCCTCCCCCGCGCATCGCTGTCGGCGCGGTGCGGGATTTGCCGAATATGCGCGAGCTTCTTGTTCGTGGGGCACTGCCGATATTCGGCGCGAAACATTTGAAAGGGTTGGTTCCTGAAAAGCCACAGGGATTGGTGCGTCGTGTTCCGAAAGAAATCGGGAATTTTTTAGACCGCGCATTTACGACATACGAGGCGTTCGAGAAGATTTACAACTATTACGCTGCGCTTGAAGGTGGATTGGCCGAGCACACTGCTTCTGCCATCGCGCAACGCGGCGGCATACCGCGCCCCGGTGTGGCCGGTAAATGGTCGTCCGCAGCCGAAATCATGTTTCCTTGGACCCGCGTTAAGTTTCAAGGGTTGCGTTCTACTTATCAGATGATGCGCGACCCCAGATTCAGAAAAGGGTTCGCCACTCGATTTGCGCTCTTTGAAGCGTTACCGCGCATGGCAAAGGTGCTCACCGGAATTGGCTTGGCCGGTGCCGCGATTTCATGGCTGATGCGTAAGGACGAAGATAAGGAAGACCCTGTGAGTGGAGAGGTTGCCCGTCGCGTGAGTCCGTACAAGATGGCGCTTGATGACGTTGTGCCCTTCGTGTTCTACGACTCTCGCACAGGTAAATATCATCCGTTCTGGAAGTTCAAACGTGGTAAGGATGTGCCGAAGCATTTTGAGGTTGTTAGTTTGAGAATCCCGTCCAGCGAAGAAGGGCAGACATTCGGAAATGCCCTTTACAACGCAATGATTTCAATGCCTGGCGTGCGCGATAAACTTGGTAAGCCGGGTCAGGATTTGGTGAACTCTCTTGGGGACGCCGCCAAATCGTTTGGGCCTGAACTCAGCCCGATTATCACGAGCACGTCGGATTTAATGAAGATGATATTGAGCGGGCACAATCCCGATGATCCGTGGAAGGGGTCGCCTTCCGCAAACCCGCAATTGTTCGATGCTGGCGGCACAGACCGAGCACAGGCGATTGCCGGTTACATAATGAATAAGGCTGGTGGTCCAGGTGAAGCAGCAGGCATCCTGGCTGCAAATGCTGGCTTGTTGGATGAGCGGGCGTTGCAGGCGTTATCATACCGAATCGAAGGCGATAAACGCCCTTGGACAGAGAAGTTTCCGTTCCTTACCACCGCTGTTGCCCATGACAATTACGGGCAGTATCGCGAGGAAAAGACTCAGAAACTGAGCGAGATAAAGGAACGCGCCCAAGCTCGCCTTGTAATGCCGGGTGAATTGACCAAATTTTACGACTTTTATTATCGTAACCTGAATCGGCAGGACAAACTTGACCCACATGACTCGATGCGTTTCCGAGTGGCCAGCATATTCGTAAACGACATCTGGGGCAGCAGCAAAGACGTGGGCACGTTTTACAACTCTGCCATGCACGCTGTTGGTCCTGATGGTTCCAAACAAGCGAAGGAAACCGTTAGACGTGACATGATGAATGCCAGCGAATCCTTGCTCGCTGCGTGGGAAACCATTAAACCTTAAAGCAATGCCGTCGAAAACAAAGAAACAGGCGGGATTCATGGCCGGGTGCGCCTATAACCCCTCTAAGATGCACGGGAAATGCCCACCAAAGTCTGTGTCTATGGAATTTGCAAAGGCTGATGCCGCACAATCCAAACGTAATCGAAAGCATTGGAACAAATGATTAACCTTCAACCAACCGAACTGTTCCGACAAGACGAGGCTTTCGCCCGCAGTTGGCGTGATGAAGTGCGCCAGCGAGCTTTCCACGAGGCGTCCGCCTATTCACTTGCCAAGATGGCGATGGATGGCGCGACGACTGAACAACTTGCCGGCGCAAAGAAGTTCCTGCAAATCTTTATGAACTGCGCCGAGCCGGTCGAAGCAATTAACGTTGCCACACCCGCACGATTGGACTATGACGTTGAGGCGAAAGTCGCCGCCCGTAACGCAACGAAGAAAGAATAGCCTATGGCCGCAGCACCAGCAGCACCTCCACCTTCCGCACCAGCAACCGCTCCGTCAGCCCCGGCACCCAAACAACCAAGTGCTGCGCCCGATCCAATTCCGCAATCCCCGAAGATGGGCGAGCGCAGCAACTTTTTCGAGGACGAGGACCGAATACCGGATTCGGTGGACGCCGAACCATCGAAGCCATCGGACAAGCCGGACCCGGACGATGAACCGTTTAAGGAAGATGCTGCTCCAAAGGCTGGCGATAAACCGGACGCCAAGCCTACCGATACGAAGCCTGATGCGAAGCCTGACGAACCGCAGTATCGTACCAACCGTGAACTCAAGAAGGCTTACGAAACGAACAAGAAGGAACTGAATCGCGTCCAAGCCGAGCACGCCCAAGCGCAGGCACGTCTCGCTGAACTTGAGGGTATCGCGGACACTGCAAAGAAGGACACTGGGCCGCTCGCTGAACAACTCGCTGCCGCTCAGAAGAAAATCGAGGATTACGAAGGGCGTCTGCGCCTAAAAGCCTACGAGGAAAGCGATGATTTCAAAACCAATCACCTTACACCCTTCAAACGCGCTGAATCCGATGCCTTCAATGACATCAAGCAGCTTGAATATAACGAAGGCGTGGACGAAACCACCGGGGAACCACGAGTGCGTCAAGCCAACGAAGCTGATTTCGTAGAGCTATACAACCTGCCAATCGGAAAGGCGTATGCCTTCGCTAAACGTGTTTTCGGTGATTCTTCGATGCTCGCTATGAATCATTATCACGAGTTGCACAAGGCGCAGAACAAGATGCGCGAGGCCATCGCTGATTATCGAAACCGTGGCGTACAGGAAGAACAGCAGACCCAAGCTCGCACCGCGCAGGAACGAGAAGCTGCCGACCGCATGTGGCGCACGGCCAATCAGGATTTGCAGACCAAATATTTCAAGGAGCTTGGCGTTGACCCTGAAGATGCCGAGATGAAGGAATTGCTTGGCAAAAGTTACGGCACCGTGGACAAGCTGTTTGGTGGCAATGGCAACCTGACGATGGCTGAGAAGGTTGGGTTGCAGGCGTCCATACGCCAGCGGGCCGCGCTGTTCGGTGTCACGCGCAAGCAACTGCTCAAAGCCCAGGCTGACCTGAAGGAAGCGCAGAAAACCATCGAGGAACTGAAGGGCAGTTCACCGGGCAAGTCACGACCCAAGGCTGACGCTGCGCCTACAGGTGAATACAAGGACATTGCGGACGAGATGGCGGCGTATCCGATGGAGACTTGAGCAATCGTCTCTACATTTTCACCATCGTATTGGACGGGATGCCGTTCCTTCCGACGCTGCTCAGCAACTTCAACCAATTGCCATCGCATATCGACTGGCATTGGTCGATTGCGGAGGGGGCCGCGAAGAACATCTTGGACACGCGCTGGTGCCAGCCTAACCCGCCTCGCTTAAGCAACGATGGCACTTCGCAATTCCTATCTGGTTTGTGGGGGCATCCTAGAATTAGCGTGCATCAAGAGCCTTCGTGGAATGGTAAGGTTGCGATGTGCAACGCCTGCCTTGGTGACTTCAAGGAGCCTGGAGTATTGTTGGAATGCGATGCTGATGAACTGTGGCTGCCTTGGCAACTTGTGGGATTATTGGACATTTTCCAGCACCGTCCGCATATCAACTGCGCTCGTTTCTTCTGCCGCTATTTTGTCGGAGCCAATATCGTTATCACCAGCGAAGAAAGTTACGGTAATCGACCGACTGAATGGTTGCGTGCTTGGAGATTTGAACCAGGAATGCGATTCTCCACGCATGAGCCACCAGCCATAGCTGGCATGAAGGAGTCGTGCGCTCTACGCAATGTCACCCGCGCTGTTGGACTCACGTTCGAGCACTATGCGTACGCCTTCGAGAAAACCGTGGCGATGAAGGAAAAGTTTTACGGCTACCGCGATGCCGTAAAACACTGGCGACGATTGCAAACTAACAAGGTGTGGCCCGTAGAGAACCTGCAAGACTTTCTTCCGTGGGTTGACCCAGGCGTTCGCGCTGACCAGTTATGGAAACCAAACTCTACGTGATACTCGGCAGGACGGGCGACGTGCTCGCCGCGCTACCAATCATTCAAAGCGAACCAAAAGCCTGCGTGATGGTCAGTCGCGAATACGCTGATGTGCTCGACGGAACCAGCATTGAGCGTATCGTGTGGGATGGGGATTGGCGTCACGTCAAGGCAGCTTACGAAAGCGTGCGGGGAAAGTGGCGAGGCGAGATTATTGTGCTTCAGCAATACTCGACGGATGGCTGGCCGCGCTGGCAGGGCACGGATTCATTTGTGAAGGAGATGTATAGGGTGGCTCGCAAACTGCATTTGTTTCCACTTCCGCTCACATTTGACCGTCGAGATAAGGAACGTGAAGCTCTATGGGATATACCCTTCCCGTTTATTCTGCTGGCGACTCGCGGTTATTCCAGTCCATTTCCGCACGCAGATGAATTGTTTTCGATGGTGACGCAACTAGACAAAGAATTGGCCATTGTGAACATGGACCAGATTCATGCTGAACGAATTTATGACCTGCTCGCTTTGTTTGAGCGTGCGGCGTGTCTCATCACGATTGACAGCGCCATGTTGCATCTAGCCCAGGCCACACCGCAGTTGCCGGTGATTGCTTTGATTGCCGACCATCCAAGTCCTTGGCATGGTTCACCGGAATATGCAGGGCAGCGTCTCAGAATCAGGTATCGAGATTTCGAGCGTAACAAAAACCGCATCATCGAGACGGCTAGTACATGCTTGGAGTCAGCGAAGTCATTGGGGCGCGGACTTGCGCCGACATCTCCTAGCAATTCAGAGTTGGATTCGTGAATACAACACAGGTCACTGGAAATCATTGCCAATCCCAGAATCGCGTCTCTCGCGCACGTCCAAGTCGATTTTGCGTGACACGCGGCGGTTGCCGTTCCTGCGCGACTTGCTCGACATCGCCGTGCGCGATGCGACATCACGCGACATTGTTGTGTTCACGAATGATGATGTTGTCTTCGCTCCCGGATTAACTGACACCTTGCTCCGCGTTTCGACTGCCGCATGGGCGAGCCGTTACGAGTTCATCAGGATGCCAACATTGCCAACATGCCTCGACATCGCCTGCGCCCGCAAGCATTGTGGCTGTGACCTGTTTGCCATGACGCCCGCATGGTGGCGCACGCATCGACGGGAATACCCGGACATGATTCTTGGCTGTGAAGCTCTCGACCTTGTAATGCGTAAACTAATGCTATCCACGGGCGGTATTGAATTGCACGCTGCCTTGGCTCACGAGGAACACGCAAGCTGGTGGCTCACGCATAGAGGGGACCCTGGCGCACGCCACAACCGACAACTCGCCGGGGAATGGCTTGCCAAACGCAACCTTACTTGGGATTGACCTGTGGCACATCACACCTATCCCGACCCTGTGCCATTTTGGAGTGCCATACAAGGATGGTTCGATTTCCAAAAAGTGTATGATCTTTTCGTTGACCGCGCCAAGGACGGCGACACACTCGTTGAGATTGGTTGCTTCCTTGGTCGTAGCGCCTGTTACCTGGGCGAACGCATCAAAGCCAGCGGCAAGCGAGTGACGCTCCTGTGCGTGGATGTGTGGCCAACGCAATTTGACTTTCGAGATGGTAAAGGCGGTGGCGACCTCATCGAAGCGCCATTCGAGATATTTCTAGCCAATGTGCGGCAGGCCGGACTCATCGACATCATCGTGCCCATCCGGCGTCCGTCCGTTCAAGCCGCGCAGTTCATCACCAATGACCTTGTTGCAGTATTCATCGACGGCGACCACGAATACGATGGATGCATTGCTGACATCAGGGCGTGGTTGCCCAAGGTGCGTTCTGGCGGCATCATCGCCGGGCACGATTACAGCGACACATTTCCGGGAGTTCCCAAGGCTGTTGCTGAGGTGTTCGGTGACAAGATTCGAACGATTGGTCAAAGCTGGATTCACGAGAAGCCATGATTCGAGTTTGGGCGTTCACCCGTGGCCCGACCTGCACATGCTTCGTCAGGACTACGGAAAGACTGATCCAATCACCGACCGAAACGCCGTGCTCCGCTGGCCATTCGTCGTCACGCCTGACCCGTCCATCATCGACGAATACACGCGCACGCAAACTTCTCAGGCAAATCCGCTATTGACTTCCAGTTGATTCGGTGCTTTCTTGCCATCGTTGCCGTAAGGCTTCAAATCCGACTTTAGCAGTTCTCGTTGGTCGGTCGAGACGGATGAAACACCGATAAGTTTCGGGCTTGCGATTCGCAATGAATCGCTAAACCGGCGAACGCCGGCAGGAGACGGCCACCAAATCCAAACGCTACGTGCCGCCATTGTGCTGCACATAACCGATTGTTTTTATGGCCTGGAACTGCGCCGCATTTTTTGATTATTTGTTCGATAGGACACCTCACTGGGACCAAAAAGTTGAACGGGACTGGTATCCCACCGACGACGCGTGGGTTGGACAACTTGAAATGATGGAGTGGGAGCCAAGGACCGGCACCAGCCATACGTGGGACCGGGTGCACGTGGGCGCACCGGACCTGACCGGGTGTTGGGAGGAAGTGTCGTTCGAGGACGAGGAGTGTGTGGATAATGCATGCGACCCCGCGAGCAAGATTGTGAGTTGGGGCAGCACACGCAAGAGCTACACCTACAGCCGGCAGCGCATCAAGACGATGCCGCTGTGCTTCGACCAGATTAACACACGGGCGATGGCGAACGAGCAGGTGTCGAGCATCGTTGAGGGTCTGAAGGACATCGTGAAGATGTACAAGAGCGACTTCTTCCGGCGAAACTCGCTGCAAAAGGCTGACTTCATCTACATCGCCGGCGACGCGAACTTGAGCGTGGCGATTGACCCAGCGACAACGTTCAACGTGGATTGCACCGAGATTGACCTGGAAAGCGCGGACAACGTGCCGACCTCACAGCTCACGATTCCTTACCTTCAACGGCAATGGGCGCCATTGCAGTACAACGGTTATTTCCGCAGCAAATTCGTGCCGAACGGCATGATGAAGCTCATCACCGACCCAATCGTGGCGTGGCAACTTGAGCAGGGAAACCCGGCCCTGGTAGAGAAGTATCGCTACAGCGACTTCACCAAGGGTGGCGAGTTGTTCAAGTACGGCATGAGCACGGCGGTCGGGAATTTCGGCATCAGTTACGATGCGTTTCCGATGCGGTTCAATCACATCGGCGGCGGCGTGCTGCGCCGGGTGTTTCCGTATGTGAACAGCGCAGCGACGATTGGTGTGAAGAAACAGTTCGACCAGGCTTATGAGGAAGCCTGCATTCAGTACTCACCCATCTGGCACCCGCAGGCGATGAAGGCGTTGATTCCTTCGCTCCGAAGCGTGTCGCCTGAAGCGCCGTTTTTTAATCGGGACCTATTTGGCAAATGGTATTTTTTGGGGGGTAATAGAGATCGTTCATTCGTGGCAACCGATCCTTCAACCGGAGATGTGTGTACGATTGATAACACAGCCGGAAATAAAGGACTCTGGTGGACCGACATGAGCGCCGGCATAAAGTTCGTGCGGCCTGAAATCGTGCGTGGCATCTTGCACTTGAGGGAGCCAGGCTGCATCGCTAACAGCCCGCGTTGCACGCCTTGCCCTGAGACGTATGCGCCTCAGAGCTTCACGCAGAATAGTTTTTGTCAGGAGATTGATTGATTTGACTGTGGTGCTGCGCGACTCATAATCGCGCAGTGCCAATCAAATCTATGAATGACATCGCCTTCATTCAACTTCGAGGAAAGCGTGGTGGACTTGCTATTGTTGACGCTGACCTGTTTCCAGAACTGAACCGTTTCAAGTGGTATCTCGGAAATCACGGCTACGTTTATCGAGCCGACTACATTCCAGAAACACAGGAAAACCAGCGCGTTTACCTGCATCGTGTGGTTCACCAAACGCCTCCAAACACCGACACCGACCACATCAACGGCAACACACTCGATAATACGCGAGCCAATCTTAGAAGTTGTTCTAGGAGCGAAAATCTTGCGAATCAAATCAAGCAATCAGGAACATCGTCGAGATTCAAAGGTGTTGCGTGGGATGCTCGACATGGAAAGTGGAAGGCTTATATCGGGTGCAAATCCGAACGAACAAAAACAGGAAAGGCGAGAGTCAACATTGGCACGTTCAGTGACGAACTCGAAGCCGCCCGCGCCTACAACGCAAAAGCAGTGGAATTATTTGGCGACTTTGCTCGCCTGAACAACCTATGAACGGAGCAATGCCAGCGGCAGCGCCAGCCGAGCCGGATGCGGAAACCGGCACGGACACCGAAACACCCGACTCAATCACGATACCTAAGAGCGTTCTGGGCAACCGCCAGTGCAAACCCGGCGAGAAGCTGACGTTTGTTGTCAGCGACGTTGACCCTGAGACGGGTGACGTGGAAGCGAGCCTTGAAGGCTACGCTGCGGGCGGCGAGAGCACCGAAGACGAAATGGCGCGGTATCCAATGGAGACTTAATTATGCCACTTACTTGCACAGCATCGGACATCGCGGAAGCCGCGAAATGTTTTCAAAATCCGTGCGTGAACGATCAGGATCGTCTCGCCATCGGCGTGTTGCTTAAGGCTTATCAGTTGGTGACCGCTGGGGGCACCGATTACACGGCTGACTTGGACGCACTCATCCAGGACTCAGTTGGCCTGCTCAACATCACCATTGGGCATTGGACGTTATCGGCTGAGGAAGTTGCGCTGTTGCTCGACGCTACGGCTGGTTCACCAACGACCGTGGACGAATTGCTTGCGGCGGTGGCGTGCTTGCGATGCCAGCCGCTTGAGGTGTTGCGAGCCGCGTTCATGTTCCTCAACTGCGCCATCACCGCAGAAGGCTAACCCGTGGCCGTCATAGAGCCACAACCGATAATCGACGCCGCGCAAGAGTGGTGTTGCATTCCGCAAGAGATGATCTGGTGGGCGGTGTTGGCTGCTCAAATCGACGTAAACGAAGGAGGAACTGTGCCTGACGCAAATACACTCATGGAAGAAGCATCTTGCCTTAAGTGCGCGATTCAACCGGGTGACTTGCCATATTTGCTACTTGGCCAAATCGCCAGCGGTGGAGGCGGCGGTAGCGGCGGCGGTGTGACGTGCGGGTCGGGCGTGCCGGTAGCAGCGCCGAGTGGTTCATGCGGCCTATATTACGACACTGACACAGCAATCATCTATCAGTGGGATGGCGCTGCCTGGGTTTAATTCTATGAACCGATACCTTTGCTTCCTACTCGCATTGCTGATCGTATCCATCGGACATGCTGCTAACTTCCCAGACACATCCACGGATTTACAGGTCATCGTCAACTCGAACAACGTTTCGGCTGGCAGTGCGTCGTTTCGATGGAGTTTCACGGATAATCGGCTGACAGTCGGGCCAACTGGGCTTGGTTCCCGTGTGAACGTGGAAGGTGCTACGCCTGCCTGGAGGTTGTATGCTGGAGGAAATCCAGCGGCGTCTTTCTCGCGATTAGAAGGGTTTTGGGATTCAGGCGCACAGACATATTACCTGCGTGAGATGGTTAGCGGTAGTAACGCGATTCCATTGGTGGTAGGCATCAACTCAGGTGCGACTCTGACATTCAACACCGACGGAACGGCTACGCATAGCGGAGGATTGGGATTATCGGCGCAGACTAATCGCTTGACGATTGTCAACAACGCTCTGCTGCTAGACGGAATTCCAATCGGCGGCACCAGCGAAACAAACGTCAACAATAACTTCTACACGACGAACGTCTTCTTCGTCACGGGAAAGGGCAACACCCTCATAATCACGCAGGCGCTCACGCTGAACTACGTGAAGACCAACCTGCTATCGACCGATGCCAACGGGCTTGTGACCACGACCAAGTTCGGCGCTAACATCTCGTGGGACCCGGCTACGCAGACGATTTCAGCGAGCGGGGGTGGCGACACGACGGGAACGAACGTGGTCACTCTGACACAGACCGGCACGAACCTGACCGCGCAGATGGACTTTTCTCTGGTCCAGAACGGCGGTGTGTTCAAGATCGTTCTGACCAACAACCTTTACGTGAGCGTGCCTACAAGCGTAGCCACGACGCCGTTCCGCAAGGCGTGGTTCATGGCGCAGCAACCCTCGACCGGGACGTGCTACATCAACTTCACCAACGGGTTCTTTGCCTACAGCGAAGGGTCCGCGCCGGTCAACGACACGAACGCAGGCAGCGTGACGATCTACGAGATGGTCAGCGACGTGTTCACCAATGGGCTGGTGCATCTGTCGATGGTGGCGAAGTCCAAGCTCATCACGAACAGCATTCCATGATTCGCTTCCTCGCTATTCTGCTCACCTGCCTGAGTGCCCAGGCCGCCTTCTTCGACAACTTCGACATCGAGGCGTACCGTTGGCGTCGGTTCGTTGCCACTGCATCGACCAACACGAGCACGGTGTCGGGCCGTGCCTACAACGCCGCGACCCGCTTTATGCAGGCGTCGAAGCAACACGGATACCGGACCAACCTCGTTCACGTCGGGCTTTACCTTGGAAGCGACCTGACAGCGGTGCGAATACCGATCATCGCGGACATCGTAAACACGGACGGACCAATCAGAAACGACAACTTTGTGCCAGCGGACTACGTAGAGTCAGGCGTCGGCGCTGGCCTGACGGGAGATGGCACAACTAAAAATCTTGTTCTCAGTCGCGTTGGCACGGTGTCGATGAGCCAGATTGGGCAACGAGCGCATCTTGGTGTGTATGTGCAAACGGGTGGCGATGCTGCCCAAACTGTGATTGGTGCTACGGAAGTTGCTGGAGACAGCTCAGCGTATCTGCTTGTTTCTTATACTGGTGGTTTGACGTATGCTCAAATGAACGACAACGTGGCGTTGCAATGGAACGTGGCGGACAGTGGCGGTATTGGCCTTTACATCTGCACGCGGACCAGCGCGACATTCGCGGCTGTTTACAAGAACGGACTCCAGCTCTCAACGCAGACAGGGACGGTGGTGGGCACGCACAACGCGAGTTTCCCCATCGCCGTTCACTGCCAAGACTCAAACGGGTCATTCATATCGCAAACGACCAAGACACTCTCTTTCTGGACGGTAGGCTACGAACTGACGCCGAACGTGCAAGCGGCTTACCAGCGAGCGATTCAGCGTGTTCAACACGACATGTTCAGGGCGAAATGAAACACGAACCCTCCGAGGACGAACCCGCCGCGACAGGTGAACTGCGGGATTTCATCGACATCCTGATTGGGTTCGCGTGCATGGCCGGGTTTCTCGTGGTCATCACGTTGCTGTATCGCTGGCTGCGTGGTGCGATTTTACCGTGAGTCCGCTGCCTGCCGGTCCATATCTCTACCTTGCCAACAGCGGCGAAAGGCTGTACGCAATGGTCTGTGAATACGGCTATGCCAGCAAAGTCCAGTTCTTCAACATCAACGGCAGGCGGCGACCCGGAGCGCCGTCAGAAATCCTCACGGTGGCGGTGGCTCGCACTGTTGGCCGCTTTGTTCCTCTTGAGCCTGCCGGTGCAAGCCGCAACCCTCACCCTGACGTGGAACCCGGTAACGGGCACGAACATCTCGTATCGCGTTTACAGCTCGGTCGGAGCCTCGGCCTTCAGCCTTACTTTGAGTGCCTTGACGACGAATCGGGCGCTTGTGAGCTTCGATTCCACGGTTACGACGAGATGGTATGTGACGGCGAACAGCCCGGCCTACCAGATCACGGAGAGCGAGCCATCGAACGTGTGGACCAACAGTCCGCCGATACCGCCCTTGGCTGGCCTTACCTTCGAGGCGGAATCGGGCACGATTACGCCGCCGTTTTATATCCAAGGGACGGTGGTGCAGCAGGACACGCAGAGCGGGGCAACGGACGGGGGCCGGGCCAGCTACACATTCACGGTGACGAACGCCGGGGCGCACATCGTAAGTGCAATGGTCAACGCGCCAAGCGGTGAGTCGGACAGCTTCTTCGTCAACATCGACGCCGAACCCACCGAGTCCACGATTTGGGATGTGCCCGTGACAAGCGGCGTGCAGGAGCGCAAGGTCCAGTGGCGTGGTGAGACGGCCCCGCATCAGTTCATTCTGAGTGCCGCGCAGCACACGCTCATCATTCGTGGGCGCGAGCCGGGAGCGCAACTGGACCGCATCAGCATCGCGCCTGTGACCGTGACGCCGCCGCAACCGATACCCGGCCCGCCGCCAACGCCAAGCGGCCTTCGGGCAGCGCAAGTACAGGGCAACCGTTACGACCTGGGCTGGTCATCGCTCCTGACGGCGATCACCGAGGTTGAACGCAGCATCCTGCCAGGGTCGTTCCAGAGGATTGAAACCGTCGCCGCTGGCACGCAACACACGACAACGCAAGTCAAGCCCAGCGTCGATTACGCATTCCGTGTTCGCAGCGTGAACAGCGCGGGCGCGTCTCCCTACAGCAATACGGTAATTGTCAGACGATGAAACTCCGACTCGCACTCGCCATTCTCACAGCAGCGTTCACAATCTTCGTGGGCACACTGCTCGCAGACCACGACAACGGCAAGCATCGCGGGTGGGAGCGGGAGAATCATCCAAACCATTACGGGTCACCGGGGCATCATCATGGGCATCCGTAGAAGGCGAGACGCGGCGAGATTGCTCCCGCCGCGTTGTCTAGAAGTTACGGGCGAGATTCACAGGGGATGCTAGCCCCGCCCACTGGGTTGCAATAAAGGATTATGAACAACGATGTGGTTAAGCAGGCGCTTTGCCACCGTAGAAGGCGGGTGGGTTTTACCAGTAAACATTTGGCGTTTAAGGAGCGGGCATTGTAGCTTAGTCAACGATATGGACACTGTTGATCCAAATTTGTCACCGTCGAAGAAATCCGGTATAACGGAATTCATTCGCCGGGTTGGCGACACGGAGATTATCCGTCGCGCCAGGGGTTATTCGCCAATCATCCTACGCGGGGCGCTCTGGGTCGGCATTGCGATGCTGACAACCGCACAGTCCGAACTCAAGGTGCTCGCGGATAAAGGCACAATCAGCACTCTGGATTGGACCGATGCCTTTGTGAAATGCGCTCTCGCGGGAATGATTGCGTGGCGTCTGTTTCTGGACCAATCCATGAGCCGATTCCACGAGGACAACGACAAGAAGCCTCCGATATAATGTGCAATGGTATTACGCGTTCTTTTGTTGGAGGATAACCCGGACGATGCCTTCCTGATAAACCGAGAGTTGAAGGACATTGCAACGGTTGACGTGGCCATCACCGGGTCGGAGTTCAAGCGCATGTTGAGCGCCGAGAAGTGGGATGTGGTGCTTCTGGATTTCACTCTGCCGACATTCAGCGGTGAAGACGCCATCAAGGAAATAAAGGAACGCGGCAGTGGAGTTCCGTTCATCCTCGTAACCGGGTCCATAGACCATCGAATAGCCGGCAATTTCCTGCGTAGCGGTGCTGAAGATTACATCCTGAAGGAAGAACTGGTTCAAGGGAGTTCGGCCAGGTTGCGGCACGCAGTTGTCAGGTCACATGAAAATCACATGCTACGGCGACAGGCAATGCGGGATAATCGGCTTGAGATACTTGGACACACAACGGCTGGGTTCACACATGACATGAACAATATGCTCCAGGCATTCGTGGCCGGGCCTGAGATTCTTAGAAAGCTGTTATCCGACATCGTGCATCCATTGCCTGAAGCCATCAATCGTGTCTTGTGCGCGATGGAGTCCAGCGGTCAACGTGGTGTGGACATGAGCAAGCAAGTGACAGCCTTCGTGCGCGGCAGCAATGGCAACGTGATGAAAACGGTGTCGTCAGAGTTCATTTTGACTGAGCTTGGAAAACTGTTGCGAGAATCGTTCCCAAAGAACATCCAGGTTGCGTTGCACACGACTCCGGGCACGTTCCCTGTGAAATGCGACGTGACGCAGATTATTCAATTGCTGCTTAACCTCGCAATAAATGCGCGTGACTCAATGAAGGGTGGTGGTGAACTGCACATCTCGGCGCAGAACACCACATTTGCTCTTGAGCGGTTGAAAGGCGGGTTCGTATCCATCCAGATCAGGGATACTGGGACAGGCATCAAGCCGGAACACATGGAACGTATCTGGGAACATTTCTGGACAACCAAGCCGGTTGGGCAGGGGACCGGGCTTGGATTGCCGATGGCACGCAAGATTGCGATGGACCACGGCGGAGACATCGACGTGAAAAGCGGCACGGGTGGCACGAGCTTTTTCGTTTATCTGCCGGTGGCGGTGGATGAAACCAGGTCTGAGAAGTTGATTCGCATGGACGAGTTCGACGGGCATGGGAAAACCGTGATGATCTGCGATGACGAAAGTCATATGCGACTAATGATCGAGATGTTCCTGGTGGACGCGAATTACAAGGCGTTGGTCGCATCGAGTGGCATGGAGGCTCTGTCGCTGTTCAGAAGCAACGCACATATTGATTTGCTTCTGACAGATTGTGGTATGCCGCTTATGAGCGGGTCGGAGCTTGCCGAAGCGTTGCGCGGTCAGAATTACACGTTGCCAATTGTTTTCCTGACTGGCAGCGCGGACCAGGGGCAGTTGGCTGCTTCAGAGACCGTGCTGAGGAAGCCCTTCAGCAGATTCACATTGCTCTCGACATTGCGCGATGTGCTGGCGCAACCTGTCACTCAACCGGATGGGCCAGGGGCCGGCACAAACAGCAAATCATAATCCTTATGCCAAAATACATCCCATCCGAAGGCGTCGTTTACTTCAAGAATCCGGTCACAGGCGGCATGGCGTTTTACCTCAACTATGGGCTTGAGCCAGGCCATTCCTACCTGCTCGAAGTCACCGATGACGCGGTGAATTACGCGCCGCTCTACGTCATCAACACGGAGAGTCAAACCAACGAGATATACCACACGCACACGGTGGGGCAATGCGGCGATCCATGGCCGCGCGTCACCGATCTTGGGCCGAACGCAGAAGCGTTGAAGGCGCCAAAGCATGAGAAGCAGGAAAAGCATTGACGCAATCGCCTTGGCACTCGCCCTATTTGCAGTCGGGTGCCAGGCAACCCAGCAACCAAACCGAATCGCATCGGACCTAATCGGCCATTCGACAGGCGGTCGCGAGAAGGCATGGCGTTTCGAGCGTGGCCAGCGCCTGGACCACATCCAACACATCAGCACGCCTGCGCCTTACACGCATGTCATCAGCCTGCACACCGACGCCGGCCAAGGCGTGTTTCTTCAGGTGTTGCGCCTCGAGTACACGCCGCGAGGTGCTTTGACCAACGTCGGCCAGCTTCACATTGAGCAATTGACCAACCGCAATTGGCAGGGCACTCTCAAGCGATGAAGAATCTCCTGCTCGCCGTGCTCATCGCATGTTCGCCAATCGTCACCGGCTGCGCGTTGCTGACCAAGGACGCGCCAATCGAACAGAAGCTAGCTGACGTACGGGCACTCACATACGCGGCCGCTGCCTATGGCACCCAGGCGGCGTTGATTGAGAATCCGGCGTGGAAACCGCAGTTCGTGAATGCCTACCAGAAGCTCAATCAGCTTGTGGAAAACAGGGTCGTGACCGGGACACTGTTGCGCGAGGTCATCGCCAGCCTGCCAGTTAAGGAGTTGAAATCGCCCCAAGCCAAGTTAGCGATTGATACCGCCACAATGCTTTACGATGTGACGGTTGGGAGCAAACTGGACATCGAGAAAGCGCCTTACGTAAACGCAGCAGCGACGGGCTTACGCGATGGGCTGCGCTCCGGGCTTGGACTTTGAAACGAATATAACCCACGTCATGGCTCTGCTGTGGCGGGGTTTGCTGTTAGAATAGCGTCGGCTGGGATGAAGCGCGGTGTCCTTCGATGAATCGCTCAAGAGCGGGCAAATGGTCGTGTCTGTCCGGTGCTCGGAACCAGCCAGTGCCGTCGATGGATTTGCAGCCGACCCGCTCGCACGCCTCAATCATTTCCAGCGACGTTACGCGGGCGCAGTGGACGTGCGGAAAGTTGTCCGTCCACATTGGTAGCTTCGGGAATTTCCATCCATCGGTGCCTCCAACGAAAACCACATCGGCGTGGCTTGGTACATCTCTTGGAGTCATCCCATCCTGAACGCAGAACGCGGTGCGCCACCCAAGTTTCATCACTTCCTCGGCGTAAACAGTCCACTTAAGAATTGTTGCCTCACGGTCGCCTACAGCATCAGGCACCGCAACCCACATCGGAGTCAGAGTCATTTGCCGCACACGCTTGAGCATATCTCGCCACGCCTGCACATCCCAAGGCTTATTGTCGCGCCAAGCGGTGTAAGCGTCGTTATCCAGTGCGAACGGCATCCATTTATCAAGCGGCACTTTGGTTCCATAGGAAGGGGCGATGAGCACGCCGACTGAACCTGGATAGCGACCGCACCAGTAATGCCAGATGCGGTTTGACTGCCCGCAAATCAGCATCATGGCTGGTATGAGCAGCAAGTGTCGTGGGTTTCGTGAACGTCCACCTTAGATACCGGAATTGACTTGTAGAGCTTCGTCCAAAACCAAAAGGCGATGTTCTCGGCAGTGGTATGAATCAAGAGAACTTCGTTAATGTCTTTGTGGTCGAGCATATCCACCAAAGGCTGAACTGCGGATTTGATGTCGGCGTAATCAATGACCCATGACTTGTCAGAAATCAGGTCGCCAGAGCAGTGAATCACCACCTTGTAAGAATGGCCGTGCAAGTGATGGCATTTGTGGGTGGGTGGCAGGTGCGGCAGGGAATGGGCCGCGTCGAAGTGAAACTCTTTGCTTACTGTCCACATAGGCTATACCGAAAATGGCACGCATCGTTGCGCCAGGGCGCTGGCTCGCGTCGTGCAGGCCAAGCATTTTCCGCAAGGCTCCAATCCCCCTTCATAACACGACCAAGTTTCATCGAAGTTTACTCCCAACTCCTGACCCTTGGCAACGATGTGACACTTGGGTTCGTCGATGTACGGGGCGCAAATCTCCACCTTGTAACCAGCCTTCCTGACAACAGCATTCATGGCATCCACGAACTCCATCCGGCAATCTGGAAATACTGCGTTGTCGTCTTTGTTCGCTGCGAACGTAACGGTATCGGCTTGTGCGGCAACCGCGACATTGACGGCCATTGATAGGAAGATTGCGTTGCGATTGGGCACAACCACGTCACCGCGCCCATCGGTCAGCGTGGACCCGGCAAGCTCCGGTATCTCAAGCCTCGTGAAAGGCACCTTAAGCCTACGGCAATGTGTCCTGGCCCATTCGAGTTCCTGAACGTGACGCTGACGATAGTTAAACATCACGCAATGAATCTTGTGCCCTTGTTGGTGCAGGTCGTAAAGCATCACGACTGAATCCAACCCGCCAGAGAGTAGGTGAACGATGATTTTAGGCATCATTTCTTCGTAATCTCGTAATCCGATTTGGCTATGCTCGTCAGGAAAGGTCGCAGCGACCGGAACATATTGAATCGCTTCCGATAGCCAACCGCGCTGGTCGCGACAACGACTTCCTTGCGCTTTGCAACCCACCGATATTCACCAGACGCGTCCTGGAAGTGCTCGAATACGGTTTTCATTTGTCCCGCCACCAGCCGATGATGCCTGCGATGGTGCCGAACACACCGAAAGCCACAAGCAGGCACGCTGCGAGCACCATCAGGTGATGGATAATCACGGCTTCTCCTCCCCCATCAACACGAGCACTCTGGCCTGCCGTGCGCTGTCTTCGAGAATCCGTTGCACGACCTGAAACTCATTCCTATCCAGTGCCTCGCCGGCCTTGATGAGCAACGTGGCTAGAGCCTCGATGCGGATTAGGCGCTCGGCGTTGTCTTGGTCGTCAGTGGCCATAGCCGAGTGCGTAATAGATGACGTAGAACCACGAAAAGAATCCGTGGAGCATCGCCCACAGAATCGACTTGTTCACGCTCCAAGAGATTGTGCAGGCCATCGCAGCGCCGAATGTGGTGCCGTAGCTGACCGCCTTCGATGTGTTGATTCGTATGGTGCTCATGGTTTCGGGTATTCGATGCGCTGCTCAAGCCTCTGTAGGCGTTCGTTCATGTCGTGAAGGCGCTTGTACCACCTCGCAAGCAACAGATGCGTGAGGATTAGCGCAATGGCCAGAAAGATGATTGAAAGACTGCGTTGCTTGTCGCTCATACCTTCTTCGCTTCCCGGTAGCGTTTCCAGCGCGTGTTTACGGCTCTGCGGGCAATCGCCTTGCGCTGTGCCGGCGTGCGCTTGCGGGCACAGGCCAAGCCGCCGAGGCGGGCCATCTCGGAGACGGTCATGGGGCGTTTGGTCATATACGGATTGGTCCCTTCGTGTCACGCCCAACGAAGCTGGGAAAGCCGGCGCACTCTCTGTCGATGATGGCATATCGCACCATACGGCGTTGTGTCCGCTGTTGCTTGTAAACCGCTTTGCGATGCAGGCGACGTTTCTTGCGTGGACTCATAGTTCCTTCCAGAGATTCAGCGTGCGGAGCAGGGCTTCGGCGCGTTGCGCGGCGGTGGCATGGCACATCTGGGACCAGTTGGTTTCTGGTTCGTCTGAAAGCTCGCCATCTAGACGGAACAGTTTGCTCAATTCATCAATGTAATCAGGCCAATACTTGCACTTGTCCTGCAATCGTTTCTCGGCGGCGTGCATCAAGTTCAGGTCGTTCACATAATCTGGATAGACGTAGTGCGGCACCACCTCCCAATCGCCTTTGCGATACGGAGAATCTGGAGGAAGACTGTCGCGCCAAGCGAGGCATTCCTTTTGCGTGCCGCTCATACACATCGATTTCTCCGACTCAGAATGCACCCACCATTCGAGAAGGCATGGAGCGATATTAAACGCCTTGGCAATTGCGACATTCTGTTCGTTCTCAGTCATCGCGACAATTCCTTGTCGATGGCTCGCCACGCGCAGCATTGCTCGCAATCGCAGTTGTGCGAGTGAATTACGCCAGCATCTCGGACTTGCTCAAGCAGGACGCGATACCGGCGTTTCTGAGCGATTAGCTCGTCCACCATAGCCTTCATTTTAGGCAGTTCCGTAGCCGCCATCTCGACGAGGGCGCGGAGTTGCGTGATTTCTACTTCCATTGTGAGACTCATAGGTTCAGGCATTTATGCACGAGAGCGGCAGTCTCATGGGTCGTGAGAGTCTGAGGCGTGCACCAGAGGCCGCGCCAGCCAAGGCTCGTTGCTAGGTTTCGTTTCTCTTGCTCCCGCAACAGTGCAGCGCCTCGAACATGGGCACCGCCTGAGAACAAACCGCCTTGGCATTCCAAGTAGAGCTTCTGAGGAATCCAAGCGAGGTCAAATCTGAATCGGCGGTCTGGACAGAACTGAAACTCATAGATTGGCTCTGCAATGCCATGCTCGCGGAAGAACGCGGTCACGACCGGGATGCTGTAGCCTTTGGTGGCTGCGAATGCTCGTTTTAATCCATCGCCCATAAGTTTCTTTCTGACCGGCGCATCGCCCTTCAGACGCTTCTGCGCGTATGCCTTGAATTCCTCTGGCGTCCAATTCACTGGTAAAATCTCTGAACGATTGCCAATCGCTTTGCCGCATCGCGTACAGACTTGAAATCCACCCAAGCGATTTGTTGAGTTCGTTTGTCGCGTAAACCTAGCTCAATAGGAAACCAGCGCACCATACGCGGCTCACGCTCGACCGGATTCTCAAGGCGTTTGCGCGCCTTGGCCGCTCGCATGTTGGCCATCTTGCGAAGCGTTTTCTGTCTCCTCAGTTGTCTTACAAAGAGATTCATGGAGTGCTATCACTGCTGCCTAATATAATGTTCGGATGCTTCGCACGGTTCACCAGTTTTTCAGCGCGTTCTGACGCCCGGCGCAGCTTCGCGTAGCTGTCTCGGATTTCTTTTGAAGAACAAGCGTTGAGCACAGATGCGTCCACCCATTGCCGTAGGTTGTCGAGCGCGTTCACCAGTTCATCGTATCGAGGCTTCACACATTGTAATTACCATCATCTCGTCAAAAATTAAGACCGCATCCGAACCACCGGATGCAGCGAACCCGGCGATTGCGGTTGAGTCGTATTCATACTTTTTTTGCGCCGGGTCGCTGATCCGGAGCGTTAGACATCAAGGCCACGCCGTCTGAGCATGTCTTTGTTTTGAGCCGGTGAGAATTTGTCCCACCCGACCTTGTTGCGGATTTCGAGGCTTTCGATGTAGTCACGCGGCTGCACATGGTCAGCGAGCGCGGTTCGGTAGTCGTCCTCGCTTTCGCCTTTCTTCGGCTGGCGGAAGTCGTGGCACTCGGCGCAGCGTTTCAGGCTGTTCAGGTCTGGGAAGTCCATTGGCATATATTTGTCTTTCGTTGATGTCTAACCCGGCGCTGGAGAGAACGCCGGGATTGCGTTTCAGTGTTGTTCGACGCCGCTCTCCCCGGCGTCTCTCAGCTTTGCGTTCTGCTGCTTCCGATAAACCTCGTATCCTTCAGGACAGTTTCGGATGTATAGCTCCCCATCGAAATCTTTTTGGATGCCACGCATGAGGCCGATAAACCCATTCATCGGAAGCGGAAGTTTTATCACCGCCACCACGTCTATTTCGCTGGCAGCGTTCGCCGCAGAACCACTCACTGGAGCGCAACTCCGGGGAGCCGTCTCGGTTGTGCCTTGGGTCTCTTGGTCTTTCATGGGTCGCCTTCCCGTCGTGTCTTAGTTCGGTCGTTAGCAAATTAAGTCGTTTGCTTCACACACCAGTTGTATGCCTTGCGGTTCGCTGACTTCCTCTGGCTTCTGCTCGTTTTCCTCCGCGATGACGTGTTTCCATTTGGCCAGAGCGGCATTCCAGTTCGACGCGACGACCCACATAGGACGGTCTGCATCTTGCACGTGATAGAGGTTTGTCCGTTCCATAATTTGCTAACAATTCGATGCAGGCAACGCCGGGATTGCCCGCGGGTTAATGGTTGAGTCAGGTTCCGGCGTGCCTGATCTCAGTCGTTCGGCGTTGCCGGTATGATTTCCAGCACTTCAATCCGGCACATCTTCCCAAATAGGCTTGTAGATACCTTGCTCATTTCCTGGTCGCTCATCTCTATTGTGATGCGCGGCTTTTTGGTTTCCTCATCAGTCCAGTGTTGGACCACCACGCCGAACAATCTCACTGGATCCAATGAGCTTTTGGCTTCCGCATCACAATGCCGGCAATACGGCAAATTGGTTTCAGTGTCGCGGATACCGTGCTTGCAGAGTTCGTTCATAAATCAAGAGCAAGAGCCTGGCGCCACGAGAAGCCGCACGGAAAGGTTAACGCGGCTGGTGGCTGCGCTGAGTTCCAGACCGATGCGCCCCAATGAAAGCGCCGGCCACGTCGCTACCAAGCTCTCTAAAGTATTCATCCCTTCAAGTGCGTTGCGGCGTGGGCTTCGCTCGGCTCATTAGCAGTTATCACCCAGTGGAGCGTAAGCATCCTCGTACTGTTCGATCCGCTGCATAAGCCGATGCCAATTTGGCGTATGTCCGTGCGCGGCATCTTGGATGCAGTTAGCGGCTTGGTTAAGGATGCTTCTAAGTCGTTTGCGTTCGACATTTAGCCGTTTTGTTTGACCTGACAACAATGTAATCGCTTGCTGGTCGCTCATACCTTTCTCATATCTGTTTTCCTGTTTTCCACTCAACCCATTGTTTGACCTTGTATCGCGTGGTGCATCCATCGCAGTTGACATGCATGGCTTCAGGGCGGCGGCTGCGAACGTGCCGTTGTCCAGCCAGCTTTGCAGGTGCGCTATTAAAGCGGCGACCTGCTCGCGGTCTAGGTGCATCCGGGGCGGTAGCGCCTCGCCTGTGAAGTGGTGGTTCTTGGCTTCCTCGCACCCAAGCCATACCGCAGAGGTTCCAGGCTTCTCATAAATCGCAAAGCTGCTGGCCTGTAGCGAGCAAGGTTCCCCGTAATGGTCCTTGAACTTGATTAACTCAAAGCCTCTTGATGTGTGATCCAGCTTTCCAAGTTCATTCTTCCAATTTTCATTCTCTTTCATTCCAGTCTTTCCTTTCCTCACTCTAGCTTCGGAATGTCCGTGGTCTTCATTTCGCTGGCCTTTCGATGCTCACCAAATCATTGCCCTTCTCACCACGGCGGAACTGGATTCGCACGGCGTGGCCCTTGTCCTTGAGCGCAAGCTCGCCAAGAATCTTGTCAAATGTTCCATACCATTCATCGCCAATCTTCAGCCCGTAACGCACCCATTTGCCTTTGGCAGACTTTCCGTCCTTCTGGCTCACGGCCTCTAGTTTCCCTGTGATGGTTTCCACCTCGTCGCCGTTCTCGTCGAATTGCGTGTCTTGGTGCTCAGGCTCGCCCTTCTGCGGTCCCAGGTCGCCGTCGTCCTGCGGGGCTTCTGCGGGGTCCATGCGAGCCTGTATCGCCTTCAGGATTGCCATTGCGGCGTTCTTGGTGGCCGGCACATGCCGCAAGTCCAGCAACTCGATAGGCTCGCCTGGAAAGTCACCTGAAGGCGGTAGTAGCCAACCGGACTCGTAGCAATGCTGCAAGGCTGGCTCGCCAAGGCGTTTAAGCTCGGCAATCCAGCGAATTCTCTGTTCTTCGGTCGCCTGCGCTGGTGCCGTGGGCTTCGCGGTGGGCTTGGGGGGTGTTTGGGCGTGTGGAACATTGCTTGCCGTCTTTGTTGGTTCAGGACCGCGTTTGCCGCTGCGCCTGCGTGTCCACCAACCTTCGCAAAACTCTTTCTTCCAAGCCTGTAGCCCGATTCCAAGTTCCTTGGCGCAACGCCTCAAAGCCGCTGTTTTGGCTCCTTCCACGGCATCACCGTAATTTTGGCTGTCGTTGTTCTTGTAGTAAACCATGTCTCCAACAGCTTCAGCCACGAAACATCCACGAACACAAAGCATTGCCTCAACATAAACCCGGCTGGCTTCGGTGCCTTTTCCGGTTGAGAAATCTTCCGCCCACCGATTCCGTGGAACAATCGCCCATTGACCAGGGCCGAACACCTTGTTGAGTCTCTGGCGTAGGTGAGCGTGCTCGATGTAGATGAGGTGTTCCTTGCCGGCGGCACCAGGCTGGAACGCATCGTCTGGGAAATCAGCCTCCAAAGCAGCCGTTTCTTCGGGCGTGATCGTTAGCGTGCTGGCCCGCTCGTAAGCCTTCATGGTCAGGTTGGCCACGGCGTCAATCTTGGCCTGTGCCGAGGTTATCGGCGCTTTGACGACGTTTGACTCGCCTTGAGGCTCGTCGACCCGCATAAGTTGTTGGTTATCATTGCTCATACGTCATCATCGTTCCACGGTTTCGGCCATTCCGACCAGAATGCGCGCCAAAACTCGTCGTCCTCGGCGTCTTCTCGTCGGCGCGACGGCGGGTCTATATCCGCCATACGCACGCCAGGGGGCAGGGAAGGGTCGCCGGGGATCGAATTCATGGCTGTGCGCCCCCGTCCATCGTTTCGGCAGCCTCGGTGTCGCTGGCAGACTCCTTCCAGGCTAAAATATCGACAAATCTACCGTCTGCCCGGTCCTGCGAGACGCACGCCCAGCCGTAAGTGCCAAAATCCTCGTTTCCAGCCAAAACCTCGCGCTCAGGGTAGTCTTTCCCGAATTTGTGTTCAGCCTTTCGAACGCGGACCTTATGCACCTCCCAATAATCGGCGCCAACGGCCTTGAACATGGCTACCATGCCTTCCCGCCGCACAAGGCGCATCGCGTGGCCAGCCTGTTTGTATTGCTCTGGAATGGTTTGCATAATTATGGCTTGGCAGGGTCGTAGCCCTTTTCATCCTTCCAAAGCTCAAGGCACAGGCAAAACATGTGGTAATGCACCTCGGACTGGTCCCAGACATGGACGAACGGCGCTCTGGGTGTCACGGAGTCAATCACGACCGATACGATGGCGGGCCAGTAGGGCGGGGTTGCTATTGGTCGGGTACGCTGATATGCGGCGAGTTGCCTTGCCCACTCCCGGTAGAATGCTGGCTTGTCGTTCTTGACCGCCTGAGTCTTGAAGTCAATTACCGCCCTCCCGGTTGCCACGTAGTTGCAATCCAAGTCCAGTCTGCCGGCGTAACCTAGCTGCTGGTTGCCAACGGTCAGTTCTGAGCCATGCACGTCGAGGATGTTCTTTGCCATCCACACCCGCACCGGGGCGACGAACGGCTCAAGGTCCGGGTCAATCATTGCGCCCGGTTCAATCGCCTTGTGCAATCGACTGCCGAAATCCCGCGCCTTGGCACTGCGTTGCTCGGCATCCTCAACCACGCGCCTTGCATACTCGTCCAGCGGTTCCTCTGGCCGCTTCGGCAGGGTCAATGCCGCCTCGATGTATTGGGTTGCCTTCCACGATTCCAGCCCTGGCTTTGCAACCACGTTCAGGACGTTGGTAACGCTTGGGACGGCTGAGACCTTCCTGGCATCGCGCAGCGTCACCGGGCGCAGGCCGTTGCCGTTGGCCGATTCAATCTCGTAGAATGGCATCCATGCGCCGTTATCGTGGCGGTACCAATGAGACGGGCGGTCGGCTGAGACTAGCGTGTTCATTTTCCTCCTAAAAAGTAAACCACAACCAGCAAAGCTATTGCGGCACAGCCAGCAATGGTCTGCATGATGTGTTGGTTATAGGAATAACCGATGTAACCGAAAACCATTGCCACCAACCACAACGCCAAAGCTATTCGCCCAATCATCTTTTCTTCGTTGCTCATGTCTTCGCTGTTTGTTTCCCGCAATAGTAGCGAACGCATTCACCGCTCTCGCCATCCACCGCGATTATGTCCTTCTGACGGATTCGCGACATCCAACGCGCCTTGGCTTTGGCGGCCTGGAATGATTGGCAGGTTGCCACGATCTCGTTATCACTCTCGACCCGGCTGGGTTTGCTTGTTTCGGTTGTCATTGGAACCTCCGTTTGCTTGGCAGAAAGTAGAGGATTAACAGCGCGAAGAAACCAAACAGGAACCCGCTCAAAGCCCACGCGCCGACGTTGCGGTATTTGTTCTCTGCCATGCGAGCGCAACAGAACGCGCTGGCCAGCCACACGATCATTCCAAGCCACGCGTTCATTGCGGTCCTTCGTGCGGAGACTCGTCCAAACGCCGCAGTAAATTGCTCACCCTAACCAGCGCAATGGCCCGCAGGTTCGCTTCAAGCGCAGCCTGGATGCCGCGCAGCTCGCTCACGATGGCCCGCATTTCCAGCGGTTGAGATGAGTCCACCGCTCCTGCCGCAAGCTCGCCGGCTAAAGGCTTCGCTCCGCAGTTAGCCTGAGTCGGTGGATTCATTTCAGCCGCCGCGACCAGTCCGCTGATGCTGGTGGGTTGCTCTTGCGAATTCATTTCGTTTTCTCCAGCTCGGCCAGCGTTGCGTCGGCCAGCTCGACCGCGTTGCGGGCAATGTCGCTCTTGGCCGTGTGGCTCGCAGCGCACAGCCCTTGCAGCGCCATTGCGGTGAAATACTCCCTTTTTGAAACGCCCGCCGCATAGGGCGGGTCACTCGCTGGAAACGCCGCAAGGTCCGCGTTGGTTTGTTCAGTCAACTTCATTTGTCCAGTCCGTGTTTCTCAAGTTCGCGCATCAGCGTTCGCTTGCCCCAGTCCTGCATTGAGATTCTGGTCTTTGCCAGAAGCATCTTGAAGCCCTGAAAGATTGCCGGCTCAATCCAGAATGCAACGCACTTCAGGTTTTTTCGCCTGTCGGTTTTCTGTTTCATCAACGCCAGTTTCTCACGGCGTTAGATTCCATGCAAGGATAAAATTCGAGATTGTTTGACATACTCGCCTGAGAGTGTATCGTGTGCTCGCAATGACCAGAGATCATAGCGCCAACAACACAACAGACTTTCCGCCGCGCCTCCGTTGCCTGGCACCTTGCCGGGCAATCTCTGCGGAGGTTGCGGCGGTTTTAAGGATTACATGAATGCACCAATCGCAGACAAGACCCTGTGGGATTCGCTCGGCAACAAATGCCGGGTTGAGATGCGCCATATAGGAGCCCAAACATTCGAGGTTTATTTCCACGATTTCAACGATAGCACGCCGCGCCGATTCGTTGGCGGGCTTGGCGAACTAAACGCCCGCGTTGACCGCTGGCTTGAAGCTCGCAAGGCAGCCGGCTTTGTTGAGCAGTTGCCCAGCTACAACCCTCAAGCATGGAAAGCCTGACGCCATGAACGCACAACTTAAACTCATCAATGACGCCTTTGACGCCCTGCGCTGGTCTTTCGATCATTGCTCGCCGAACTGGGCCGACAAGCTCCTGGACAAATGCAAAGAGGAGGAACGCGGGCATCGGGGTTGCCTGCCTGACTTCACCCGATACCACACGCCAGAGACGATCAGCGTAGTCCAGGCCGCGAAGTTGTTCGCCGTCAAACGGGTCGCGGAATACTTGCAGAAGCGTGATTCTTTCCCGTCCGGAAAGGATTATCTGCACACGCAGAAATCGTGTTTCATCGCAGCCGGCATGGTGGACGAGTTTTCCAGCGATATTCAAAGGGCCTGGCAATCGTTCGACGTGCAGGAACTCGCCGCGCTCAATTACACGGACTTCGTGAAGGTTCGCCGCGAAATTGAAGCAAAGGCAGGTGTCGCGTGAAAGAACGCTACTCAATCTGGGAGTGGATTGGCGGCTTCCTGTTTATGGTCGCTGCCGCAATGCTCGCTCGCCTTCTCTTGGCACTCTTGTTCGGGTGATTTGACATACGCGCAAGCGAGTGTATCTTGTCCTCGTCAATGTGATAGTTGACCATGAAAAACCAAACTCAATTCGCCCCGTCCTGCATTGTCGCGCGTTCTCCTCGTTCGCGCACTATCACCAATGCGGGCCGGGGCTTGTCTCTCTTATGAATAACAAGCTCTACTCAACTCTCGCGTCTCTGGTTCAAGCCAGAATCAATTGCGAAAATGCCAAGCCTCGTAATGATGAATGGTTCGACAAACACACTGACCGCATTGAAGAACTGGTCAAAGACAATATGCCGTCTGGTTCAGGCTTTGATTCAGGCTCGCATATTGACTTGGAAAATAGCGATGGTGATCGCCTGTTCTTCACTACGGCGTTTCATCACATGAACGACAGCGGCATGTATGACGGTTGGACCGAACACAACGTCATTGTCACGCCAAGCCTGCAATTCGGGTTTAATCTCAAAGTCACCGGGCGCGACCGCAATCAAATCAAAGAATACATTCACGAAACCTTTTCGCTCGCTTTGCAAACCGAACTGGTAACAGAAACCCTCTCCCGCTAATCCCATGAAACGACATAATCACGAATATGGAGACAGTGGCTTTTGTGTGCATTGCCAACAACCAGCCGAAAAACACACTCCCAACGCAATGGCCGTTCGTTCAGCTTCATTACGCAACCTCGCCGTTAATCAATTGTTTGATCCAGACGCGCTACATGATGCCGCTGATATGCTTTACGACACCAGCAAAGCACTTGCCGCCGCGCTCAACCAACGTGATCAACTCCTCGCCCAGCGCAACGCGCTCCTTGAGGCGTGCAAAGCCGCACTGTTGCGCCTGGACCATCACGACGACCAATCAGCGCCAGAAGCTATGCAACTACGCAACGCAATCGCCCTCGCTCAAG